ATCCAAAAAGTCCCCGTTGGGATTTTTCCAGAAATCATTTTCTGGTTTCCGACTGCTAGTTATACCTGGTTATGCACTTTATAGTCCTCCTTAAGACAACGTGTTCTCCTTAAACATTTACCAAATAAAGTTAGTATGTAAGCCAACAAACTGTTACATAACTATAGTATAACTAGTAGTTTGAAGCTAGAAAATAATCTGGTTTCAACAAAAAGTTTGGAGGAAGTCGATGAAAGAAAAAATTCTGAAATATGATTTTTGGTTTTTCAACAGTATCGAAACTATGCTCCTTGGATTATCTTTGGTCTGGCTTGATTACGTGTATGACGGCCATATGCCATTTATGTTTAATACATTTAGTCCCCCATATTTTGGTATCATCATGATTGGTGTTGGACTACTCACTCTTATTTCTGTATTGCAAAAGATTAATATTATTACAGTTATACTTTTAGCAATTAATTGGTCTTACGTATTCATGACAACAATTATTGATATCACGAATCCACGTTTTCCTTTAGATGCTTTAACTGTGATGATAGCAATAGTATCGTGTATAACTTGTATTAGAATATTATTCAATGCATATTACAACCTGAGCTTAGGTAAGAACGATAGGGGGTAGTTGTGGATTGGAATGAATTTTTCAAAAATGTATCTCCTGCTGCAGTTGCACTTTTTAGTTATCTAGCTGCAAAGATGGCATTAGCCTCTAAGCGTGCAACAACCGATAACGAAATTAGTAAAACTTCTTTTAAAAAGATTTTACAACAACTAGACAGTATGGAAACTGAAGTAAAAGAACTTCGTGAAATTAGTTATAAGTACAAAGAGCTACAAGATGATTACATTTCTTTGAAAGAAGAGAATAATGGTCTTAGAGCACAAATCGATGAACTTGAAACTAAAGTCCGAAAACTCGAATCTAAGGAGGCTTAGTATGAAATTCGATGTAACAATATTTATTATAGTAGTATCTCTTCTTGTGATATTAGTTCCTTATGTTAATGTTATCATTCAACATTTGAAATCACAGAAGATGAACTATGTTCAAGATTGGGCCAACCGTATTACTCGCTCATTAGAGGAAACCAATTTATCTGGCGAAGCTAAGAAAACTTTAGCAGCTAATAAACTTGGAGTTATCATTAACAATGTTCCTTTCTTTAAGTTGAGTCCTGAACAGCTAGATGACGTTATCGATTCTGCTGTAGCTGGATTACGGGAAGCTGGAATTAAAGTTCCACTAATTAAAGATACACCAGAAGATTAATAAAAATCAAAATGAGGTAATAGAATGGCTACTAATGAAGTTGGCGAAATTCCACTAGGCAATGCTGAAAGAATTTCTAGACCTACTACACCGTTGGACCCGAATGAGTTTCGTACGCAGATGATCGCTAAAGCTATGAACCTATCTCTCCAGCGTATGGAAGAAGGTACGGCTTCATCTGCAGAAGTTACCTTTTGGTTAAAAGAGGGCTCACCTAAAACACAATTGGAATTACAGAATTTAGAGAAACAATCTAACTTACTTGATGAAAAGATCACCGCATCACAAATGCAACGTAAGATGGAAGTTGACCTGGATGCTGCAATGAAAGCCTTTAAAGGTTATCAACCAACACAAGATGATGGGTTCGATGAAATTAATTCTAATGGAAATTATTGACTATGACTAATGGAATATTAACTTACTCAAAAGCAATAAGTTATCCAGATTTCGGTGATCGCTTAAAGTATCTTAGTCTATGGGATAAAGGATATGATTCCCCTAGAACAATGTCAAATCCTTTCTATCATTCACCAGCTTGGTATGCTTGTAGAGATGCTGTCATTACAAGAGACTTACGATGGGACTTAGGTATTAAAGATTTAGAGATTGCTGGTAAGGTTATTGTACACCATATAAATCCTTTGACTGAAGAAGACATTGAGTATAACTCTGACAAACTTTTTGATCTAGAAAATTTAATCACAGTTTCAGTGGAAACCCATAATAGAATTCACTATGCTCCACGCATAGACGATTTTATAGAACGGCAACCAGGCGATACTTTACTGTGGTAGAAAGGTTGGGTTTAATGGCTGAAAAAGAACAATCTAAAGATACCATTCTCAGCACAATCAAAGAAGGGCTTGCAGATGTTTATGACGAATCATTTGATACCGATTTACTTTTCAGTATTAATGGATATCTTGCAAATCTTAACCAGATTGGTGTAGGTAAACAAGTAAATGTCTTTCTAAAAAGAGATACTACTTGGGATGATTTCTTTGGTGACTCTACTGGTAATCGAGGAACAGCTATGCAATATGTGTATCAGAAAACTAAATTAGATTTCGATCCACCGTTATATGCTTCCTCAGTTACTACTCTACAAAAATCAACAGATGAGGCCTATTGGCGGGCTCAAAGGGAGTTTGATAATGGATTATAACACATATCAAGATATCTTACTTCATTACGGAGTAATCGGTATGAAGTGGCATAAAGTTAGAGCGCATGCTGCTGAGAAAAAAGCAGTTAAGAAAGCTCAAAAAGAATATCAAAAAGGCTGGCAAAATCAATATGCAAATAGACATAAAATGTCAGATGATCAAATGCGTAAAGCAGTAAATCGCTTACAAATGGAATCAAACTTTGCTAGATTAACAGCTGAAACTACTATTTCTGAACGTAAACGTGCTGCTGCATATACTAGACAGTTTAAATCTACAACAGTCAAAGATATGAATGATTCATTAAAAGAAAATGAAAAATTACGTAAAAATGTAACACGTGCAATTGCAGCCGTAGTAGTATAAGGAGAAATAATGGAAAGAACTGAAGTAATTGTTCATAGTATTGTTAGTGATCCAAATGACTTGCAACATTCCGAATATTTAGGTAGTGGTCGTGATGTATTTGGTAATCTAGTCCATATCTATGATGTAGATAATGATCAATTGATACATTATGGAACCGTAGGTATGAAATGGGGTAAGCGTCGAGCTTATAACAAAGCTATTTCTAGTGCTGTAGATCATCAAGATCGTGCTAATAATAGTGCTGAATATGCTAAAGTTACAAGTAAAAAAGCAACAAAAGCTAATAATAAATTAGATAAAAAGATTGCTAAAGGTAAAGGCAATAGTAAATCTGCTCAACGTGCTAAACGCAAAATGGATAAGTATAACGATTTAACAAAATCACATACTGAATCACATGAAGTTAATACTCGAAAAGCAAATGAATATATAGCCAAAGCTGCAAAATTAGGTCGCTCAAAAGATACGCCATTTAGAGATATTGCTAAACAATTTATCAATGGCGTTGGAAATGATCTAAATAATCCTAGTCAAGTTGTTGCAAATGCAAAATCTCAAATGTATGCTGAACGTCAAGAAAAACGCAATGCTGCAGCTAAAAAAGCAAATGCTTTACGAGATAAAAATAAAGGATAATTAATGTTAAGTAATGTTGCAATACCTAAAATTTATGGCGCATTTCGAGAACAAGTATTAGCTGGAGAGTTGCCAGTTAATGAAGAAGTTTCTATGCAAATGACCAGAATAGATCGTGATATCGCTAATCCAGAATATTTCTATGATGATAGTGCCATTGACGGTTATGTTAGGTTTTGTGAAACAGAATTGACATTAACAGATGGTAATGATTTAGTCCTCCTACCAACTTTTAAGTTATGGGCTGAAGATCTACTAGCTTGGTACTATTATCCTGAAGAAAAAGTCTATAATGCATTAACTAGACAGTATGAGTATATACGTAAAAAGAAACGTTTACGAAATAAACAATACTTAATTATTGCACGGGGTAACTCCAAGACTTTATATGAAACAACTATTCAAGCATATGGATTAACTGTAGATACATCAACTACAACAGGTATCACAACAGCTCCAACCATGAAACAAGCGTTAGAAGTAATTCAACCACTGTCTACTGCTATTACTAGGGCTAAAGGACCTTTCTTTAAACTAGTAACTCAAGGTAGTACGAAAGCTCGTAGTGGTCCGAACCAAGCAATGCTTGCTACTACGAAAAAGGGTGTTGAAAACAAACTGACGAACTCTATTCTTGAAGTTAGACCTATGCGGGTCGATAAGCTTCAAGGTAGTCGATCAAAGTATAATACTGTTGATGAATGGTTATCGGGGGATGTTAAAGAAGATGTAGTCGGTGCTTTAGAACAAAGTGCATCTAAAGGTAATGTTGATGATTACATTGTCCTTGCAGTTTCTTCTGAAGGTACAGTACGTGACTCAGTTGGGGATACAATCAAAATGGAGCTTCTAAAGATACTCCGTAATGAGTATGAAGATCCCCATACTTCAATCTGGTATTATAAACTAGATGACGTTCGCGAAGTGAATGATCCTAACATGTGGATTAAAGCTAGTCCAAATATTGGCGTTACAGTTTCATATGAAACTTATGAACGTGACATCAAAAGGGCTGAAGCGAATCCGGTTGTTCGTAACGATATTCTCGCTAAGCGTTTCGGTATCCCAGTTGAAGGTTATACTTATTACTTTACTTATGATGAAACACAAACACATGGTCTTCAAAACTTTGATCATCTAGATTGCGCAATGGGTATGGATGCTTCTCAGGGCGATGACTTCTGGGCGTTTACATTCCTATTTCCAATCGGTTATGAACGTTTTGGTATAAAGACTAGGTCTTATGTTTCTGAAGTTAAGTATTTAAGATTACCATCAGCTGTAAAAAGAAAGTATGATGAACTTGTTGCTGAAGGAAGTTTGATAATCTTATCTGGTGCTGTATTGGACTGGACTAAAGTTTATGACGACCTAGACAATTATATACTTTCGCATGACTATAATGTTGTCACTACTGGATATGACCCTTACAATGCCCGTGATTTCATGGAAAAATGGGGACAAGAAAATGGTGATTATTATATGTTAAAAGTTCTTCAAGGTGCTAAGACAGAAAGTGTGCCATTAGGTGAACTAAAAAATCTAGCATCGATACGAAATCTAATTTTCGACCAAGAACTTATGAAATACGCAATGGGTAATGCCGTTGTTATTCAAGATAATAATGGTAATTACAAGTTGTCTAAAAAACGTAACATTGAAAAGATCGATAATGTTGCAGCGTTAATGGATGCTTGGATTGCCTATAAAGCAAATCAGGAGGCATTTCTTTAATGAAAAACTATAATAGTTTAATACATTCTGTAAATGTTTTCGATTCATCTATTGATAATGGTTTATCAAATGGTGGCTTTACAATTGGAGGCGCAGGATATAATAGTCCATCCTCTAATTTCTTATCGGGGATTAATAAATTTAATAAAACAGATTTATTAAAATCTCTTATAAGTCGTATAGCAGTAGATGTATCTATGGTTGATTTTAAACACATTAAAATTGATCAATCTACAGGAAATCAATCTAATGTTGATTCTAATCTTATAGAGGCAATGACTGTATCTGCAAATATTGACCAAACAGGTCGAGCATTTATATTTGATTTAGCATGGTCATTACTTGAAGAAGGTTACGTAGCCGCGGTTCCTGTTGATACTGAAACTGACTTAAATGATAATGGCAGTTATGAAATTAATTCTTTACGTGTAGGTAAAATCATGCAATGGTATCCTAAACATGTACGAGTTAGAGTTTATGATCAAAATGATGGCATCTATAAAGATGTGGTTATGAGTAAACGTCAAGTCGTTATCATTGAATCACCATTTGTTAACACATTACGTGATACAAACCAAACGTTGGATTTATTGCAACGTAAAATAAAATTAATGAATCAACAGGACAGTAATGCTGCTTCTGGTAAACTTAATGGATTTTTACAAGCTCCATATTCAACACGGTCAACTGCAAGACGAACACAGTTTACTAAACGTCTTCAAGATATTGAGCAACAAATGTCAAATAGTAAATATGGTCTAGCTGGATTAGATGCCAATGAAAAATATATTGGTACTGGTGGTGGCTTAGCAAATAATTTATTAGAAGATATTCAAAAGCTCAAACAGGACTTTTATGACCAAACGGGTGTAACTGCAAATATCGTAAACGGTACTGCAAGTGAAGAAGAATTTAATGTCTATTATAGACGTTCAATTGATCCAATTTTAACGGCAATCGTTGAAGGATTCAATCGTATATTCTTAACAAAGACTGCTAGATCACAAGGACAAAAGATCATTTATTATCGTGATCCATTCCGTATGGCTTCAGTTGATAAACTTGCCAATGCTGCAGATTTGTTTGCTCGTAATGCAATTGTATCACCTAATGAACTTAGAGCATTTCTCGGTATGCCTCCGCATCCAGATCCAAATGCTGATAAATTGTATAACCGTAATATTGGTGATAAGAATCTTGCAGGTGGAACATCTACCGTTGGTCAAGATAATTCACAAGATGGATCTACAAATAAAACAGAAACTACGGTTGATGACACCCCATACCCTACGTAAAATTGTCTAAAAATATTTTTTCATTGGAGGTTTAAAATAAATGAGCAAATTCGATGATGCGGATTTTGCTGGTTGGGTAACCAAAAATGACATTCGTTGTGCTGATGGTGTAACTATTCGTCATGGCGCTTTTGCTAAAAATGATGGTACGAAAGTACCGATGGTTTGGCAACATAATTATAATTCACCTTCAAATGTTTTAGGAACTATGCTTTTACAAGCGCGTCCAGAAGGTACTTATGGTTATGGTTTCTTTAATGGAACAGAAGCTGCTAAAGATGCTAAAGAATCAGTTAAACACGGTGATGTTACAGCAATGTCTATTGGTGCTAGAGAAATCCAAAAACAAGGTCAGAACGTAGTTCATGGTAATATCTATGAAGTAAGTTTGGTTCTTGCTGGAGCTAATCCTGGTGCTAAAATTGAGTACTCACTAGAGCATTCCGCTTATGGTGATGGTGAAGAAGAAGCACTTATTGAAGTACCAGTAATGCTTCATGATGCTACTATCGAAGAAGGAGAAACTAAAGAAGCTATGGCTGATACTAAAGAAACTAAAAAAACAGAAGGTACAGACACTAAAGAATCTAAAAGTGAACGTACAGTTGGTGATGTACTTGCTACATTTAACGAAGAACAACAAGAAGCACTTGAACTAATTGTAGCACAAGCGCTCGCATCTGCAGATGAATCAGATGATGCTGATGACGAAGATGTATCAGAAAACGGCGAAGGTGCCGCTGATCAAAATGAGGTCAAACAATCTGCTATTGAAGAAGGAGAATCTACATTGAAACATAACATTTTTGCTGACAATGCTGAAGGAACTGCACAAACAACTGCTGGTGGAGAACTTTTCCATTCGGCTGTTACTGGAGCAGACCTTTCACAACAAGACTTGAATAAAGTTATTGCACATGCATATCGTTCAGGTTCACGTTCACTTAATGAATCACTTATTGAAGCTGGTTTCGGTGCGCAAATGAATGAAGATGGCGTTGGACTTACACATGGTATTGACCTTAAACATGGTCTTACAAACCTTGATGTATTATTCCCATCAACTACACTTACAAAAGGAATTCAAACTTGGAATCCACAAGGTAAAAATGTAAGTAAAATTCTTAGTAAATTTGCTGCTGCACCAACTGGACGTATCAAAAACTTGTTTACTAACATCTCGGAAGATGAAGCACGTGCTCGTGGTTATATCAAAGGAACTGAAAAGATGGAATCAATTGAGCAATTCTATTTCCGTGAAACTACACCACAAACTGTTATGCGTAAAGTCAAATTTAACCGTGATGACATTATTGATATCCAAGAAAACGGTATCGATGTAACTGCATGGGCATTGCAAGTTCAACGTGCTAAACTTGAAGAAGAAGTAGTTCGTGCAGCATTCTTTGGTGACGGTCGTCCAGCTACTGTTCTTTCTGGTGGAGACACAGTTCCTAACCCAGCTAAAATCAAAGAAGACCATATCCGTCCAATCGTTAAAGACCATGATTTGTTTACAATGAAACTTACAACAGAAAACTGGGTAACTTTCCGTGACGATCTTGCATTCAAAATGGCTGCTTATGAAGGTAGCGGAACACCTGACCTTTACATGCACTCTATTGATATTGCAAAACTTCGTACTGCAAAAGATTCTAATGGACGTTATATCTTTGGTGGATATGTAAATGGTAACATGCCTACACTTTCTGATGTAGCTGGTTCAATCGGTGTAAATGAAGTTATTGAATATCGTGAAACTCCTCTTGGAACTGCTGTTGTAGTTAACTTGAATGACTATGTATTCGGTGCATCTAAAGGCGGACAAATTGTTAACTTTGATTTCTTTGATATTGACTTTAACCAATACAAATACTTGATTGAAACTCGTCTTTCTGGAGCTTTGCTTTCACCTAAAACAGCGATTGCAATTACTGTAACTTCACCTGGTTCTAAGAATCTTGATGACTTCAAGTTCGATAGCAAAGGTCTTAAAGATACTCCAAACTGGTTACTTGATTCTGCTGTTGGTGATATTGTACCTGCTAAGGGAGTAACTCTTAATAAACCTACTTTGACTAAAGCAGCTAAAGAAAAAGAAACACTTATTGCTACTGTGACACCAGATAATGCTACAAATAAAACTGTAAAATGGGTAAGTGCTGATGAAGCTATTGCTACTGTTTCCGATAAAGGTGAAGTAACTGCTGTTGCTACTGGTAAGACTAAGATCCTTGCAATCGTTGATGGAAACATTGCTACATCTACAATCACAGTTACTGGTTAATAAATAGAGGTAATTATGGCGAAAGTCGATATTAGTGTTGTCATTAAATCGAAAAAGTCTGAACAAGTAGTTCCAGGTGACTTTAGGTATACACATACTGTAATTCCTAAAGTCGGAGCTATTGTTGAAAAATCTGGTTTCGCTATAAATGACAATCAATCAATCAATCAAGAAGTAAATCAAAATGGTAGACTTTCTTTCATTATGTCAAATGATCGAGAAGATCGTATCAATAGAATTAGTCATGTATTTTACTTAGGTACACTTTACAAGATTATATCTGTTGAGAATCGTAAACCAAGAGTACATGTCGTGCTTGGAGACCCAGCAACTGAAACTTTAGAAGAACTACAAAGTGAAGGAGTAAGTGATGAGTGATCCAAAAAGATATGAACTAAATGCTAAATTAGAAGAATGTTGTCCACGAGTATATTTCAATCCTCCGGAAGGAACTCAATTAGTTTTTCCATGTATTGTATATAATCGTCGATATGGTGATCATAAATATGCAGATAATAAAGTGATTTTATCGCATATCGCATATCAAGTTACAGTAATGTACAAGAGTAGCGATACTGATATCACTGACAAAATTCTAGATAAATTTACAATGGTACGATTAGAAAATGACTTTATTGAAAAAGGATTAAATCATACTGTTTTTCTACTATATTATAGATATTAAGAGGAGAATTTTAAATGTCTAAACTTACATGGGACGTCCTTGACGAACGTGAATATGAAACTGGTGTTGACCACGGGGTCTTGTACCTATATAACCAACGAACTAGATCTTATGATAGTGGTGTTGTTTGGAATGGTCTTACTGGTATTTCAGAATCTCCAGATGGTGCCGAATCAAATCCACAATATGCTGATAACATGAAATATTTGAACTTGATCTCAGCTGAAAACTTTGGATTCACTATCAATGCTTTTGGATCACCTAAAGAATTTGATGAATGCGATGGTAATGCAACTCCGGTTGCTGGTGTTACATTTGGTCAACAAGCACGCAAAATGTTTGGTTTCGCTTATCGTACACTTATTGGTGATGGTTCTAAGGGCACTGATAAAGGTTACAAACTTAAACTAATTTATGGTGCACAAGCTGCTCCATCTTCACGCGATAATAATACTGTTAATGATTCACCCGAAATCCAAAACCCATCATGGGAATGTACTACAACTCCTGTAGATGCTGGTGAGGGATTCAAACCAACAGCATTTGTTATCATTGATTCAACTACTGCTGATCAAGGTAAACTTAAAGCTTTGGAAGATATTCTATTCGGTAGTTCTAGTACTGAGCCGCGTCTTCCACTGCCAGCTGAGATTGTTAGTCTCCTTAGTGGTGGTAGTGTAAATGTTCCAGTTAAAGGTATTAGTTTGAATAAAACTACTGTGAGCAAAGCAGTTGGTTCAGCTGAAACACTCATCGCTACTGTGACACCAGATAATGCCACAAATAAAACTGTAAACTGGACATCATCACATCCTGAATTTGCAACAGTAGATAGTTCTGGTAAAGTAACACCTGTTAAAGCTGGAGTTACGAACATTGTAGCTGAAGTAGGTGGTAAGTCTGCAACATGTGTATTTACCGTTACTGGTTAATCTATAAAATCAAAATGAATGTTTAAAGGAGAACATAATGTTTAAAAAAGAAGTTACATTTAAATCACCCCAAACTGGCGACGAACAAAAAGTAGTATTGTATTTCCATCTCACACAATACGAAGCTATTCGACTAGTTGGTGAGAAAGGTGATTGGGAAGAATATGTTCAAAAGTTACAAGCAAACTTAACTTTCAACGATGTTCGTAAAGAAATGGAAGAAATTATTCTTACCGCTTATGGCGAAAAGATTAATGACCGTTTTGTAAAACAAGTTGATGGTAATCTATTGCGTAATGACTTTGAGTATAGTGAAGCTTTCTCTTCTCTTATGGTTGGGTTTATTCTTGATGTCAATTCTTGGATTGAATTCATGACAAATCTTGCTCCAAAAGAAGAACAAGCTACAACAGAAACAAGTGCTGCAACTGGCGAAAATCAAGGACCAACTTTAGCTAAAGAATGGTCTTAATAATAATTTAAGAAGATAAAACCGTAGGATGAGTATAATTATTACTTGTCTTATGGTTTTTTATTTTTTTTTAGGAGAGATGATGATAACAATAGAATCTGAAGAAGAAGAGTTCTTTGATGAACCGACCAACAGATTTATTACTCTTGGTGTTGATGGTGTATTTACATTTAATCATTGTTTAAAGAGTATCGATGAATGGGAATCTAAGTATAAAAAACCATTTTTAACTGAAGGTAATAAAACAAAAGAAGAACTTTTTGATTACTATAGAATAATGTGCATTGATAAGGAAAAACCTAAATCGATAGGACCAAAATTAGTTAAGCAATTGGAAGAATATATGAGCGATCCTATGTCTGCTACAACGGTCAATAGCAAAGGTAATAAATCTGGAGGTGCTCCAACGATTCTTACAAGTGAAGTGTTGTATGCTTATATGGCCAATGCTAGTTTATGGCTTGAATGTGAAAACTGGCATATTAACAAACTACTTAAGTTATTATCAGTTATAGGTGCACTCCAAAAGCCAACTGAAAAGATGGATCAGAAAGAAGTTAATGCTATTCAGCGTAAACAAAATTTGAGCTATCGTGCAAAAATCGAAGCTGTGAAAAGAGCTAGAGAGGCTAAAGAAAATGGGGGGATTAAAGATAACAACTAGTGGTAACTTTGATAATAGCATTGCCTATTTAAAAAGGTTACAACAAGATGATGGTAGAAAATTATTAGTACAATACGGTGAAATGGCTATGACAAATTTGTCAGTAAATACTCCAATAGATACTGGATTAACCTCTAGAAGTTATACTATGGATATCCGTAAAACTAGTTATGGACTAGAAGCTGTAATCTCAAATAGTAATGTAACTGCTGATGGTGTTCCTATACCATTAATAATACATTACGGACATGGTACTGGTACTGGGGGTTATGTTCCAGCTCGTCCTTTTATTGATACAGCTATTAAACCTGCTAGCGATGCCTTTGCTGCATCAGTAGAAAGGAGACTACGTAACTAATGGCAAGTGGAAGACCAATAGACGAGAAGATCGTCAAAATGGGATTAGATAATGCTAAGTTCATGAAAGACTTAGATGCTACTATTAAAAGTCTTACTGACTTTAAAGCTAAAGTTGAAAGTTCTGTAGATGTTAAGTCTAGTAAGTTCGACAATTTTACAAATGGTATAGTCTCATCAATGGGTAAGTTAATAGGTAAAGTACCTATTCTTAATTCATTTAAAAAATCAGTAGAGGATTCAACGGATGTAAAAACATCTAAATTTGAGTCTTTCTCAAGTGGAATTATTAGTAACCTAGGAAAAATTGTAGGAAAAATTCCTATCCTAGGATCATTCAAAAAACAAGTTAGTGACTCTATTAATGTATCCTCAGCACCAATGGATAAATTATCTGAAAACGTAGCAAGCGATGTTGGTAGGATAAATGGATCACTTTCGACTATTGGTAATGGTGTAAGTGAAGTAGCTGGTAGATTCAGCATACTTGCAGGAGCAGCTTCGGTTGCATTAGGTAATATTGTTACTGACGCTTTACAAAAAGGTAAAGAATTTGCTTCAGCTTTTACTATTGATCCTGTTAAAGATGGTTTCAGTGAATATGAATTAAAAATGAAATCAATCACTACAATCATGACTAATACTGGTCGTTCTGTAGATGATGTAAATAAAATTCTGAATGATTTAAATACTTATTCAGATAAAACTATTTATGGATTCTCAGATATGACAACTGCAATCGGTTCTATGGCTTCTGCTGGTATTGGATTAGAAGATGCAGGTCATGTAGTTAAAGGTTTCTATAATGCTGCAGCCGCAACAGGGGTTGAAGCTGGTCGTATGGGTTCTTTACTTCAAACAGCACTTGTTCCATCTCTTAGTCGTGGATATATGGGACTTCAAGACTTCCGACAATTATCCGATGCAGGTTTTGGTCAAGGGTTTAAAGATCAGTTACTTAAAACTGCAAAAGCTATGGGTAAAAATGTAGACGAAACAACTGCATTTACTGATGGACTTAAAGATGGTTGGGCTAGTACTGATGTTCTTATTGCGGCAACTAAAGAGTTTGAAAAGAATAAAGCATACGAAGAGGCTGCAACAAAAGTTAAAACACTTTCTGCATTAATCGATACTACTAAAGAAGCTATTGGTTCAGGATGGGCTCAAACTTGGGAAACAGTATTTGGTAATACAGATCAAGCGGCAAAACTGTTCACACCTTTATCAAATATTCTTGGTAATATGGTTAGTGAATCATCGAATGCTAGACAAGAAATGCTGGCTCAATGGGCTAAAATTGGCGGTCGTGATAACTTTGTAACAGCTCTAACTAATGGATTTAAATTATTAGCTGGAACAGTTAAAGTCGTTAAAGATTCTTTTAAGAATGTATTTGGTATTACAGCTGAAGGACAAGCAAAAACACTTAATAATATTATTGTTTCAATTGGTAAAGTATTAGAACCAACTAGCGCTAAGATGAAAGCATTTGGCGATATTGCAAAAGGTTTCTTTAGTTTAGTGCAACTACTATTGACACCTGTAAGAATGCTTGGTACGCTTATTGGAAACATGATTCCTAAAGGTGCTGGTGGTGGATTACTTGATATGATCGCAGCTTTAGGTCGCTGGTTAACTAGTGTTAATGAATCTGTCCAAAAAGGTGAAGGTCTTAAGAATATCTTTAAGACAATCAAAGATGTTGCACAACAACTTCAAAATGGGATTAAATCACTCATTGGTATGTTTAGTCAATTAAATGGTTCTATGGGCAAAGTAGGATCTGGTGCTGCTGCAAAAATTGCAAGTGTATTTGATTCTATAGGTAAATCATTTAAAGATTTATTCGGGCAGTTTAATTCTGTAGATGTTTCAAACTTAGCTGTCTTAGGTGGTTTAGCTATTATCATTGGTAAAATTGGCGGAATATTTAAAGTTATTAAAGGTTTTACTGGCGATGTTAAAGGTAGTATTGATGGTATCATGAGTTTCACAAAAGCTTTCGATGAATTACCAAACTCATTAAAAGCTTTAACTGATAATGTAAAAGCAAATACATTGAAGCAAATTGCAGTTTCATTAGCTTTACTTGCTGGTTCATTACTAATACTATCAACAATTAAATTAGAGCGTATGATCACATCTATGACCGCATTAGTTGTAGCTATGAAGATCTTGCAAGGTGGTTTAGATGGTCTTGTTAATAATCCACTTAAACTCGGTCAGGCTGCTGCAGCAGTACTTGCTTTAAATGGTATGGCAACAGCTATGCTAACTTTATCTGCAGCTATTAAAGTTTTAAGTACAATGGACATGGGAGAACTAGCTAAAGGTCTGGGTGCTATTGCAGTTGCTATGGCTATCATGGTTACCGCAATGAAATCAATGGGTAAAATTGGACCTAGTGTTGTAACTTCTGCTGGCGCAATGGTCTTAATTGCTACTGCATTAAATCTTTTAGTAGTTCCTATTGAAATACTTGGACATATGAAATGGGAAGATTTAGCTAAAGGTTTAGCTGGAGTTGCTGCAGGTATGTTAATTATGGTAGCAGCTATGGCGACAATGTCTAAGATTGCGTCAGGTCCAAAACTTATGGCTCAATCCGCAGCATTGATTGGTATGGCAACAGCTATGCTTATTCTATCTACATCTATTAAGATTCTCGGTGATATGAAATGGGAAGATCTAGCTAAAGGGCTAGTTGGGGTAGCTTCTGCTTTAGGTATAATGGCAGCAGCATCTGCTTTAATTAGAAACCCAGCGCCACTACTTGGTATGGCAACAGCTATGCTTGTACTTTCTGGTGCATTAAAAGTTATGGGTTCTATGTCAATGAGTGAAATTGGTAGATCTATGATTGTCCTAGCTGGCGGTCTATCTATATTAGCAATAGCTATTAAACTAATAGGATCAAATGTTAGTGGTGCAGTTACACTAGGTATCATGGCATCAGCTTTAATACCATTAGCTGTCGCACTCAAAATGATGAGTGGTTTAAGTATTAAAGAAACAGCGCAAGCATTATTTGCAATGGCTGGATCATTGGCAGTATTAATTATTGCAGCACAAGGTCTTCAAGGAGCTGTTGTTGGCGTAATGGCTTTAGCAGTTGCAGCAGGAGCAATGGTTGCAATCGCTGCAGCAATGAAAATTCTTGCTAGTGCTATTAAAATCCTAAGTAATATCGAGCCTAAGAAATTAGCTGTTGGTATTATTGGTCTTGCTGGTGCTTTAGCGGTTCTTATTGGTGCAGGTATGTTAGCTGGTGGCGCTGCAATTGGGCTTATTGCCTTAGGCGGATCATTTACACTTATTGGTGCAGGTATTGCTTTAGCTGGCGCAGGTATTAAAGATATAGCATCTGCATTAATGACATTAGCTAAGATAAATATGAAAGCTGCATCTAGTAATTTCGTAGCATTCTTTAAAACAATCGTTACAATTATTCCAATTGCGATTAATGCAATAATTGCTGCTATCCAACAGATACTTGTAGGATTTACAAAAATGCAACCACAAATTCAAGCTGCATTAATTTCATTAGTACAAACTGCTCGTGGTGTAATTCCTAGTTTAGTAAAACTTGGTTCAGATATTTTAGCAGGCTTACAAACATTAATCCCACAGTTTGTAGCTATGATTACAGTGCTTGGATCAAACATACTTACATCGATTAGAATACTTGCTCCACAATTAGCAGATACATTAATGGTATTACTTCAAACTGGTTTAGCGGTATTTACCACAGCTGCACCTTTAATAATTGATGCTGGTCTGCAATTAGTTCTTAACTTGTTAAAAGGTATTAGTGATAATATGGAACAAATTTCACAAACTGCTGTTGATATCATAGCCAACTTTATCCAAGGTATCGCGGATGGATTACCGCAACTAATAAATGCTGCTGGTAATTTAATTATAGCATTTATTCAAGGTATCGGTGATAAGAGTTTAGATATTGTTAATGCTGCAGCTCAAACATTGATCACATTTATTAATGGTCTAGCAGATTCAATTGATACTTATTCTCCACAATTACACGCTGCTGTAGATAAGTTAATGAATGCTGTATTGAATGCTATTCTTGACTGGTTAGGTATTGGTGATATTGTTCGTAGTGGGCAACAAATGATAGATAACTTTATTCAAGGTGCCATTCAAGCAGGTGCTAATATTTGGAATTCAATTGTTACATTCTTCACTTCATTACCAGGTAAAATCTGGGGTGCTATTAGTAGTGTTGGTCAACAAGCTGCTAAAGCATTTGGAGACTTCGTTTCTCAAGCTGGAGCTGGAGCAAGTCGTATCTGGGGCGCAATTGTAGGTTTCTTCACTTCATTACCAGGTAAAATTTGGGGTGCTATTAGTAGTATTGGAAGCAAGGGTGGTGAAGCTATTGGTAACTTTATTAGCGGATTATCTAGTCGAGCTGGAAGTATTTGGGGGTCAATTTCAAGTTTCTTCACAGAAATACCTGGCAAGATTAAGGGCGCAATTGGTGACTTAACTAGTATTGGTGGTAATATTGTACAAGGTATTATTGATGGTGTTACAGGAGCTGCAGGTGACCTTGCTAGATCAGTTAAAGATATGGCATCAAATGCAATTGATACTGTTAAGAAAACTTTAGGTATCCATTCACCATCAAGAGTTATGCGTGATGAAGTTGGTAAATTTATACCTCTAGGTCTTGCAAAGGGTATTGATGCTACGTCAAGCTCAGTTATTCGATCTGCAAATGGATTAGTGAATGGAACAAGAAGTGTATTCAGTCAATTGAAAGATGGTCTTGATGGTAATATGAATTTAGATCCAACTATTACTCCAGTACTAGACTTATCTAATATTCATGATATTGACTTACGTTCAAGTTTAGCTACATCATTATCAAATCAAAATGGACTAGTTTATAATCAACCATTAGCCGCTTCTACTGGTGGAGCTATTACAATGGGTGATGTAAATATTGATATAACAGTTCCTGAAGGACAAACTGGTGATGAAACTATGGATACATTCCGTACTAAATTCCAAAAAGTAATGCAAGAAGAATTAAGAAAGGTAAATCGATAATGGAAAGACAGTTTATAATTGTCAATAAAAATAATAAGGAACTTAGCTTTAATTCAACCGACATTTTTGGTCATACACCTGAGGGATTAGGTGTAGAATTTGAAGCAACAACATATCAAGCATATAATAGCTTCAATGATATGGTACTTACAGTTAAACAAAACGAAATAAGTTTAAAATTAACTTTAGGTAATGATTCACAAAAACCATATGCTGCTTATATGAAGTTACTCAAGTTTCTTAATGTTGGTAATTTAATCTTACGTTATGTTGTTCCTGATGTTGGAACTTTTGAACGTAAAATTGCACTTAGATCTTTATCTAAAAAAGATATGGATTTATATAGTGTACTACAAGAAGATATAAAATTCTCAGCTATGTCTCCTTGGTACAGTTGGGTCCATTTATCTAAGAATTTCGATAGAGTATTAAACTCTGGACGTATCTGGGATGACTCAAGAATATATCAAACTAAATATGCTTATAGTTGGTCTAATACTGGTCTTGCTGGTACTATTTATTCAGCTTATAGTTGGAGTAGTGATGGTAAAGATCGATTTACAACTATTTTTCCAAATTTAAACATAATGCCTGATAGTCGATTGTTATCTGGTAATACCAGTGCTTTTGCAGCACAATCAGGATCTACTATTAGTATAAATAGTAGTATTAAAGGATTAAATGTTTCCTCACATGGATCATCAACAGTTAATACTCAACAAGGATTTGGTATATCAAAACAACTAAGTGCTACTGCGGGAAAAGTATATACTTTAAGCGGATATGTTAAAAATACATCACCTAATGGTAAAGCAATAACACAGCTCGCACCACAATTAGGATTCTATAACAGTGCAGCAACACCATTAGGCTATTTTAATAAAGCATATAATATACCAAATGATGGTGAAGAACATCTAGTTAGCTTTACTTATACTGCTCCTGATAATACTGCATTGTATAAAGCTTGGTTCTTAGATATTACAGAGTTTGCGAATGAAGCGCATAGTTTTACAATCCGTGATATGAAAGTTGAAGAAGGTGCTATTGTAACTACTTGGATGCCTACTTCAGATGAAGTATCTGATGGTGATTATCCATCTTATCTAGGTAGCGCACGTGTTGATAATGCTAAAACTCCACCGAACTTTAATTTGTTGAAAAACACGAGAACTTTAACAGCAACTTCAAATGCATCATGGTGGAATACTTTGTTTAGTTCTGAACAAATATATGACTCCGCAATTAAATATAAAACTGGAGTTTCAGCAATGAACTTTAGTTTCGACGTTTTTATACCATTGCATACTGAAGTTGGAGATAATTTTGCTGTTCAGCTTAAAGGTCAAAATTCTCAGGCTTTTGGAAATGTTGGGATTAATGATTACAACACAATTGTCGGTCAGTTTGATAAGATAATTAAACAAAGTGATTTAGGTAAAACAATCCGTGTAAGTACTCAAATACAAAAATGGGGTAGTTACAAATCTTTTGATACTGCTCTAGCTGATACTAATAGTATTACTATTAGACAAGTAGATGACACATCAGGACTTGTATATTCTAATATCAAATTGGAAGAAGGTTCAACCGCAACTGAATGGATGCCAGCAGCTTCAGAAACAACAGTCACAGATACTATGCAACCAACTGAGTATAACGCATATGTTTGGTTACCAACAAATATACAATCAGGTAAAGATCCTGTAGTATATCGTGGAGATTTTACTCGAGAATTTCCTAGGTTGAATTTGTTGGATGGAACTAGGGATTTTAGTGGAGATTGGATAAATGGAGGTAATTGGGTAAACGATGGATCTTATAGAGGTCTAAGAGTTAAAAGTTATCAAAAAGCATGGGACGGAATATTCAAAAAATTTATCGTCCCACAAGATGGTTTATACACATGGTCTAGTTTTGTTAAAAGTGAATCAGACACCTCTAACATTTTTAGAGTGCTGTTTATAAATAATATACAAAGTCCTATTGTTGGGCTTGGTCGTAAATTCGATTGGCTTCGTGATTCTGTAACAGTATCTCTAAAAAAAGGAGATGAAGTCATATTTAACTATGGTAATTCAGAAAAAAACGGAGGGAAATTAAGTGTTGCAGGTTATAAACTAGAGCAAGGGACAACAGCTACACCTTGGATGCCAGCATCAGAAGAAGTCAAAATAGATGATTATCCTTCATTTCTTGGTAAATATGAAGGTTTAGGTTCTCCTGATTTAGATGATCCATTGATGTATAGTTGGAGGCAATATGGATATCAATTAGCAGTAGACCAAAATATGGTAGTTGAACCAGACTTCTCAATAGATCCACCTTTACTTGCAAATACTGAGTCAAAGAAACAAGGCACTAATTGGCAAGTATTTAATACTGGTACAAATGTTGGTAGTACGGTTACTAAAACTGCAGATGGGCTAAAATTAGTCAATACTGGTAATAATACACTATATTTAAGACCAAACAAACCAATAACATTAAATGGTAATAACGTATATCGATTAGAGTATGATGTTACAGTATCCAGTGTACAACAGAATAATGATCTATATATAGTTTTCACTAATCAATATCAGTTACCTAGTTATACAGATCTAGTATCAGTAGATGTTCCATATATTAAGATTCCATTAACAGGTGAAGTAACTACAAATAAAGATGTTACATTCAATCCTATATCAGTACATAATATGGTTGCCGATACTAAGACACATCGTATTATTGATATAACTGTACCATTTGGATATAATTATGCTGTTATACAAGCTGTAAATGGTAGTCAATCGGCTACTACGTATAATAACTTTAAACTAAGTTATCCAATAGATACTATTAATCATCCTGCAAATGGTCCATATTCTATTATCTCGCCTAAAACAAATGTCTACCAAGTAGACTATAGTCGTGCTTCTTCATATTTAGAAATTGAAAATGATTCTATGTATTTTGGTACACAGGAAGATTCTTCTTTACGCATAGTAATAAAAGCAACACCTACAACTGGTAACATAAAGAATCCGTCATGGTATCTTACTGACGCAAATGGTAACAAACTGCAGACAGAAGGTTTTCTAACAGGTATTCCTGTAGGTTATGAGTTAGTTGTATCTTCAGATCCATTTGAAAGACTAATGGTTCTTAGAGATTCTTCTGGTAAATTGCCAGATACTGAGATTGATACATATATTGATCCTATGAGTACTGGATGGATTCGTGTACCGCTTGGTGAGAGTAGATTAATATTATCAGATTCATTGTATAGCGCAACCGGTGGATTCAATGCTGGTAGTGTGAGTTTAGAATATAAGAAAGAGTGGGTGATAGTTTAATGGCTAATAGACCTGTTACTTTAAAAATAGTAGATAGAACAACTGCTAAAATTAAAGAAACTGCATTTTCTATGAATTGGTCTGTTGTTGATGATACACTATCACCAGACACTTCAACTTTTGTACTAGATACTTTAAATATGAAAATTGAGATTGGCGACTTTTTAATTGCAGAAGAAATGGGTAACATCTCAGGGTATCATAGATCAAATGTTACAATAAAATTATGGGACGATTTATATACAATATCAGGATTAATCCAACCATTGTATATTGGTATTGTTACTTCATATGATTTGACTCAGGTCAATACAACTGATGCTCGTGGTATATGTGATAATAAAGTTGTAGATCGTACATTTAATGGAACACATCCAAGTCAATATCTATTTGAAACATTTAAGAATTATATTCGATTACCTGGTAATAAACTAGATGAGCCTTTAATTGTTATGAATACAAAAGAGGCTATTATATCAGGTAACACTGGATGGAAACGTCCTATACAAAATGCTGAATCAAAAAATATGTTAGATTTAATGAGAAATATTCAAAACTATTACCAAACTATATTAACCTGCATAGGCTATAAAAGTGATGATAAAGGCGTTATTTCTTTCTATTACATTTGGCATAATATATTAAATGATTTGGAGTCATCAAATACTTTAAAATCATTAACTATTGATTTGGGTAATAATTACAAATTTGTACAAGATACTATTGATATATTTGTTAAACCATCTGTTGTATCGGGTACAAACTGTACAATATTAGTGCAATCAGGTAGTAATGCTAGTACAGCTAAACATGTTAGATATATGGAAGATAATGGAACAATAACATCAACATTATCTGATAAAGTGCGACAACCATTGACTATAGACACTGTAGTTTATGACGACAATGATACTCCATGGTCTAGGTTAACAAATGATTTAATTAATACTGCAGTTAGTCCATCTATGTCAAAAGATACATATGCACATGAAATAACTTTTGATTATATTATTCCAAAAGAAGGTAAGATCGATAGACGTTTCATACGTGAAGGACAACCTGTAAATATTAAATATAAGTTAAAAACTTATGAATCATATATTAGTTCATGGAGTACAAGTTCTAAAACTGGAGTAATTACTATTAAATGTGGGAATATAAGAACTAATCTTCCATTGTATACTAGAAAGAGATAATTATGGACAATAATACAGCTACAAGGCCTGGACATACAGTAATGTATTGGAAAGTTGAAGAAATTACTTCAGCTAATCATAGTACTATACCAGGATGGGTACTAAATGGTTTATCTAATAAAGATATTATAATCAGTTCTACTTTTGATATTGATACATTTACAAATAAATTTACATTATCTTATAAAACAATTGCAGGATATAAAGATTGTTATTTAGGCGACTATTTAGTAAATGATTCAAACGAATTGTATGCATTAAATGAAATAGAATTTAAATCATTATATAATATAGAAGGAGACAACATTGATAAATAAATTTGGACAAGATATTAAAGGGTATCCTTTTGATAAAGCACAGTCATTTGCTTCAGAAGAACGCAGAACACTTAATTCTTTATTTGGCGATACTTCAGGTATTGTTACTGGAATTGGAGATCAAGAAGGTTCACTAACAACAGTTGGTTTACAAACAACAATTGGGACTGTAACCATCGCAGCTAAGGGGTCTTGGTATAGAACTGATACCCCTATTAAAGTTACGCTTCCACCCTCAGTTAGTGGATATATTTTAGCACGTGTAGATTTATCTGAAGAAAACACTTCAACTGGATCTGCTAGCGATGGCTCATATAATTATGCATTAAACCAAGTACGTTTTTTAGTTACAACAGAATCGCCTGTAAAAGAGAACTTGTTACTTGCAGGTAATATATACGATATAATTTTGGCAAAATTTACAACATCTACAACTAATGCAGTAGTAACAGATAGTAGAGAATTCGCAGGTAGACCACTTATTAGTTCAACAGGTATGATTCCTATTGGTCGAGTTGTACAAGGTTTTCGTCGAGAAGGTGTAAACAATGCAGCTGGTGCAGATGCAGGATGGAATTTCACACAATTTATAGATACTATTGGCGCAAGTTATATTCCTACAAGATATCTAAAAAACATTTATAAAGGTCTTTGGGAAGGATACCGTACTTGTATATTTGTTGATAATGGTGGAATAAATCCATCTACAAACCTTGGTGAGTCTATATATTGTGATATTAATGGGACAGGTACTGTAACACAATTAACTGGTAATGGTGTAAACGTTAATGGTTATATACGTAGTGTTTATTATGAAAAACTAAATAATGGTGAATGGAGAAAAAATAGTAATGGTAGTCTTACTGAAAATGTCATGTATGATAGCCAGGTAGGTAATGTTAATGGTGTTAATAATGCAACACCAAATAGACCATCTTCATTCTTCGTAGAGCCTGGAACAGCTAAAGTATTATTCTATAGTGCACGACTATCAACTTACCCATCAGGTACTACTTGGAAATTTGAACAGAATATTGATATGACCTGTTACCTTGCCGAAGGTGCTAAACAAAGTCAAATATTAACTTCATCTGGCCAACATGGTGAAATTTAGTATTAATTATAAGAGAGTGGAATTTTTACATTCCCTCTTTTTTTTTATCTTTTACATACCCTATAATGAAAGAAGGTAAATATTATGAAAAAATATACACAATCAAGAATGTACACTAAAGGACAATCAACTGAAAGAATTTGGATTTTAGAATTGAGTACAAATGAAGGTTATGCAACTGAATATTATGAGTTTAGTACTCGTGCTGAAGCAATGAAAGCATTCGGCATTAGTAAATGGCTTGTTAATAATCAACATGTAAAACAAGATTTTGAATCATTTGAAAAATACAAAAAATCAGATATAAACTTTATAGCATTAGGTTTAAATATTATGAAAGGAATATACAAATTTCAAAAATGGGCACTTAGATAAGTGTCTTTCTTTTTTTTTTAGAAAGGAGATATATGGATTCAATATTAGAAGAACGTATACAAGAAATAATACGAGATTATTGTATTAAATACTATAACAATTTTAATACACCGGAAGACAACTTAACAAACCTTTTGGAAGAGGATTTTTTCATAACTGATGAGATTATAGGATATGATAAAAGTCTTAATGTAATGATATATAACAATATGGATTATACAATACATGTACTTGAATGTATTGATGACATTATAGAACGATCATATTTCAGTTTAGATAATGGATAATTTTAAGTTTTACATACCCTATAATGAGAAGAAAGACTTTAGCTCAGAGGTAGAGCGTTATTAATATCAAGGTCATGGGTTCGAGTCCCATAAGTCACATTCTTCTTTTTTTTTTGAAAGGAGTATTATGGAACAATTAACAAAAGATGAAATAAACGATAAATTAAGAGACATTATACGATCTTATATGGTTGAATATTATTTCCCAGGAATTAACTATCACCTATTAATTGAATCGATTATTGTCGATCTTACTGAAGAAGATAAATTAGTAATTAATAATGAGATCTATAATCCAATAATTATTATTGATCAGAATCAATCATATTGTGAAGATGTGTTCAGATCATTAAATAAAATGGATATTAAAGATAGTTTACCTTTTTAATTTTAAGTTTTACATACCCTATAATGAGAAGAAAGACTTTAGCTCAGAGGTAGAGCGTTATTCATATAAAGGTCATGGGTTCGAGTCCCATAAGTCACATTCTTCTTTTTTTTTATCTTTTACACACCCTATAATGAAAGGATATAGGTATATATTATGAAAAAACTAAATCGAAATAAAGAGAAAACTATTAAAGAATTAAAAGCAGATGTTAAAAGAAAAATGTTAACTGAGATTAATAAACACGATGCTAATGATGAAGAAACAGAAATTCTTATTGACAAACTTAAAGACATTTATGGTCTTAAAGAAGAAAATAAGATTGATGTTAACACAATCATACAAGCAGGTGCAACAATAATCGCAGCAGCATTACCAATAGCAGTAACACTTTTGAAGAAGAAATAGTCTTCTTCTTTTTTTTAGTCTTAAGGAGGATTATAATGGGAGAAATTAAATTAATAGATCTATTAGCAATATCCACAACAGTACCTTGGGTATTTTTAAATAGTACTGAAATTGAGTCATATGAACCATTGATATCATATGAAGATTATATCGATCTTTTAGAGCAATATAATAATAAGTATGAATATATCGATTTATTTGAAAAATATAATAAGTACTTAGAATACACAGTTGATCATACAGAGTTAGATATTGAATATTATATGGGGTGTGAATTACCAAGTTTAAGAATTTATTTAAAGGAGAAAATATGATAAAAGCAATTACAATGGATAGTGAAGAACTTAGAAATCTATTATATATAGAATATCCAGAAAGCGACATTAATGAAATCGAGGTGTTAGATACAGTGCCTGAAGAAGAAGCCGAAACTGTAGTTCGTGAACTATTAGTTAATTATACTGAGCATGGTATTAATTACAATGATACTGTTGATATTATTGTAGATGATGAACCATATTATAATGATATACCAATGAAAATATTATTTGATTATATGAAAGACTATGGTAAAACATGCTTTAGTATAATCTTGAAATTAACAGAGGAGTACTATTCAGATTTTTTACCACTTGACACTGCTCAGTCTGCAAATGATATCACTAAAACATTGATTAAATAATTTATGTTTTACATACCCTATAATGAAAGGATATAGGTATAAAAAAAATGAAATTTATAACTAATATTATTGAAGAACAAACAGCAAAAATGGAACTTAAAGCAAAGAAGAAAAAAGTTCATATGGAATTAGAATCAACTAGTCTTGATAAACAGCAAGAATTAATTGACAAGATGCGAAACGCCGAATACGGTAGTGAGGAGTATAATACATTGTTGTCAGCTCTTAGTAAAGCGTTACCAAAACCACAAGCGAAAAAAGGGTTTATGGAACGATTACCAAAAGTTGATACAGCAATTGTAACTACAATCATCACAACATTAGGTGGAGTTATCGCAACTAAGTTAATGATCGATGCAAGTCGAGAAGACTTTGTAGATGATAAACCAATGAAGATTTTCACAATGTTTAAGAAACACTAAGCTGTTTCTTTTTTTTTAGTCTTGAGGAGAACATAATAATGAACAATAAAGTAGAATTTTTAGTACCAAATATTATTTTAGTAAATAACGAACATCATATTCAATATCAAATGTTTAATGATACTTCTAATGATGACACTCAGTTAATGTATATTCATTCAGATGTATTTGAAGATGTTGAACTAACTGATCAAATGGATTATATCGAATCAATCTGTGACCAAATGCGTATTAATTTTAAACGCTTAGATTTTATTGTATCAACTAAATATCGTGCATTGGATAATAGTCAACGTAATATGAAATGGTACAAAGAAGACTATCCTAAATTTGAATGGGAAATTAAAATCAAAACACTTAAAGAAATTTAAGTTTTACATACCCTATAATGAAACACTATAAAAATATTGGAGGACATATCATGTCAGAACAAACAAACAACACACAAGTAGAAGCAACAGAAGTTATCACTTCAGAACCAAAAGTTGGATTTGTGAAGCGCGTAACAAATAATTTCCGCACACATAAGAAAACATATTTGGTAGCTGGATTGGCAACCCTTGGAGCATTAACTACAGTCGTAGCATTGTCTTATTCTAAAGATGATAAACAACAAGTAATTGAAGGTGATTTTACAGAAGTAGAGAACACATTTAACGAAGTTACAGAACCAATTGTAGATGCAGTAGCAGACACAGTTGAACAAGTAGCTAAAGTTGAAGAGTAATCTCTTCTTCTTTTTTTTTAGTCTTAAGGAGGACATAACAATGAAAACATGTAAAAAAGAACGTAATAAAAATAAACGGATTGCAGAGCACAATCGTAAAGCTGTAGCTATTATTGCAAAAAGCTCAAGTTTAAATGATAAAACAAATAATAGTGTTACTATACCTGTAGTTTCATCTATTTATTTTAAATATAAGTTTGGAAATAAGAAAGAAATAATTTTTAGTGACAAATTATGCTATAGATTTCAACTCGATACTGATGGAGATACACTTACACTAATTGTACCGCCACATATGTCTGTTACTGATGCTATTAACAAAGTCTTGAAAGGATAAAAATATAATGAAAAAAATTAGTTTAATTATCGTAGCCGCAATGTCACTCGTCCTATTTTTCGGATGCTCTAAAGAGAAAGAAGTAAAAACAGATTATAATGGTGTTGGAACTGTTATGACTGATCTAAATAAAGGTGATAGTCTTAAAGGTAAGATTATCAAAACTAAAGTAACAGATGTTGGTCCTCGTATTATGGGTCTACGTGGTTACTTAGGCGATAAAGAAGAAGTTAAATTAGTACCAGATGAACAATCCAAGGACTTTGCTAAAGTTGGAGATACTATTTACTTTAAAGTATCAAAGGCTTCAACTTTATTTGATGTAGCGATTGTTTATGGTGATGTTATTAAAACAGAGAAAGGTAAATAATGGACAATGACTATTTAGCTCGAAAGCTAATGCTTGAAGCTGCTAAACCATTGATACATAAAACAGAGAAGATGATGCTAAATGTTGATTTGGGAACAGGCTATGTAGGTAATTTAAAGATAACTGCTATATATGATGATATTCGTGAAATGCAAACAAATATTATTAAAGCAATTAGTATATTTGATAATATTAGAATTGTAGATGAAGAATCATTAATAAAAGCTGAGTTATGCTACACCAGTATTTCGTATGCTAGTAGAAAGATTGCACTCTCGAAACTTTACTTAGAAAAAGAACTTGGAGGTTCTATAGATGAAATGGACAAAACTTGATCCATATAATTTTGATACGTTATTTAATGCAACATGTGGACGTATTACTGAAATAACATTGGATGATCTTTCAGATCTGGATGTAGTTAATATTAGTCAAGATTTTTTAAAAACAGAAGGTCGTATTTATATGGATAATAATCGTTTTTATATGATTGGCTATATTACTCCACCGTCAGATAAATTTGTTGGTCGAACAAAAATGATTATTAATGTTAGTCAAATTAAGGAGGACTAATTATGGATAATAAAGAAATCGTAGCTTATGCTGTATCACTTACAAATGATACTAGTATTCGTGCTTTGATTGTAGATAAATCTAATTTTAAAGACAAGTTATATTATCAGATGAAATATGGCGTGGATAAAGAAACCATGCTCCCAGTACAAGCAGTTACTTTTCAATTACTAGATGGTACGCACACTGCATTCAAACGTAACCTATATGATACATATAATGCACAAGGTATTTCTTTAGATACATTTAAAAACTTTACTGAATATATTCCTAAAGCTGGAGTTGTAGTTGAGGGTTATGATGCAGAAACTTTTTATAAAACAATTCAGGGTTTATATCACTGATAATTTTAAGTTTTACATACCCTATAATGAGAGGAATATCCGTCTAGAAAGATGATATATCGTAACGCAAAAATGCGCTCTCATTTTTTTTTTGCCTTAAGGAGGGCTTATTATGAATAACATGATCGAAAAGATCCAAGACAAACTAGCTGAGAAGCTATTGAACAAAATCATTGATAACAAAAAGATTGTTATTACTATTGATTTCAAAGATAAAGGAGACAAATAATGTCACAAAATACTGGCACAGAATATAGCAAGATCAAGCCAACAAATGTAGCACCTGTTAAATCAGGATCTATTAAAGAGGAAATTGCAGCAAAGGATGCACCACAAGATGGTAAACATGTTCAGCTAGAAGCATCTACAACAGGTAAAGTACGTAAGAAAACTTTAGTTGAACGTCTTGTAAGTTCTTTGCTTGGACCAAATGGTATTAAAAGTGTTGGATCACATGTTGGACATAATATCATTATGCCAGCAATTAAACAAATGACCGCTAATGCACTTAAAGCAGGTGTTGATCAAACTATATTTGGACAGTCACAGCAACCAAATAATCAACAATTTTATAATCAACAAAATTATTCACAAGGTAGTCGTCCACCATTGCAACAATATAATGCACAGTATCGTCAGCCAGCAAGCTTGGCACCAACTGAAGTTGTTACAGATTATTCTAGATTAGAATTTACCATTCGTACCTATGAAGAAGCACAATATGTTCTTGGACGTTTACGTGAGCATTTAGGTAAATTTGGAGTTGTAACAATGGCACAGTATTACAACCTTATTAATCAACCAACTGAAGTTACACACTATAACTGGGGTTGGAATGATTTAACAGCAGCAAGTGTTCGTGGTGTACAAGGTGGATATGTTATTGATTTCCCACCAGTAGAAGCAGTCTAGAAAGGACTATATTATGATTAAGAAAAACCTATTTACCGCAGTAAAAATTATCGCATTTGGTGTTGTACCATTTGCAGTTGAGCAAGCTAAAAAGCTTACTGAAGAAGCAATTAAGAATGGAGAAAAATAGTATGAAACATAATGTAGAATATCATACAAAAGATACTTCATTAGGCCATGTAATGGCTATAACAGTTGATACAACTTTAAAACAAATCATTAATTTTATTGGTGATTATAACAAATTCTCAGGTGTATTTCATACATATGACTTAGTAGAATTATTTAGTAAAAATAATGTGGTATACATTTATTTAAATAAAGATAATGGTTATTACTTTTTTATTACAGATTTAGATGCACTACCAGAAATAGAATATGGAGAAAAATAATATGAAAACCCTTATCGATCGCATGAAAACTTGGAACCGTGATAACTTCAATAACGGGAATATCACTGAAGCAGCTTTAGCAACATTTAATAAGTTGTTTCAAGATGGAACTATTGATTGGTGGTACAATACACGTCGTGATATTATTGCACCTATGCCTAAAAATATGCACCCTGAACAGGGTAGCTATCCTGGCGAATGGATTCTAGTTATTCGTACAAATAAAGGAGTATGGTAATATAATGGAAAAGAAAGAATTATTGGAAGTAATTGAGTCTTATAAAAAGCAACCATTTTGGGCTGGCTATATGGATCGTTTTACTAATGCGTTACATAATGGCAAATTAACATGGTTTATTAAAACAGCTGGTGATGGTGGGGTTCTGGATGATTATGTATATCCTATCGGTACTGTGATGCCTTGCACTGGTCATATTACACCTGATGATACTGGAACATGGGATATTTTAGGAATTACTGAAGCTGGTAAATTGGTGCAATTTAAAGGAGAGGCTATTGAAACTAAATAAAAAATTAGTTAAACGTCCAATGCCTAAACCGCAAATTCAATCTGTTAATATTGCAGATTATATCACATCCGTTCGTAAAGGAGAACAAAAATGAAACTATTTCCGTTATTAATACTTGTAGCTACTACTTATACAATCGCATATCGTAAAGGTGCTCAAGATCTTGGTATTGCTGTGTTAAAAGATTTGAGTACTTTAACAAATAATCAACGTAATAAATAATTCAAAAATTACACACCCTATAATGGAGAACAAACCGATTTAAATATTGGACGTTCTCTAAAAATTTTTTAAATGGAGGTATGACTATATGTCATTCAAATTATCAAATATCACATCAAACGTTAATCGTCTTAAATTTAATGGTCGCAAAAATGCACCAATGATTATGACACTTGCAGGTATTGCTGGTCTTGTTGGAACAACTGTTCTAGCATATCGTGCAAAAGATAAAGTGCGTACAATTGTTGAAGAAACAGAATATAAACGCAGTGTAGGCGAAGAAGTAAACCAAGCACAAGTTGTTGGACGTGTTGGACTTGCATTAGCACCTACTGTTCTCGTTGGTACTGCTTCGATTCTTTCTATTCTTGGATCATATCATGTATTGACAAACCGTAATTCAATCCTTGCTTCTGCACTCACAACTGCAATGGCTGAAAATCGTTATATTAAAAAACGTATCCAAGAACAATATCCAGATGCCAATCTTGCACCAATCGAAGACGAATATAAAAAGAAAATCGTCAATGAAGATGGTAAGAAAGAAACTGTAACTGTTGTTGTTCCAAAAGATGGCCCAAGCACTGAAGGAGTATGGTTCCACTTATCTAATGAATATGTTGAAGATGATCATACATACAACCAAACATTTATTTCAACAAAAGAACGTTTACTCAGTAATAAATTGACTGACCAAGGTTGGTTGACTATTAATGATGTACTTTCTGCTTTAGGTATTGAAACAACTATGGAAGGCGCTCTGCTTGGTTGGACAGATACTGACTTCTTTGATCTTGAACAAAAAGTAAATCGCATTGATAGCGGTACTGAAATGGAACGTCGTGATATTTATATCGCTTGGTCTTCAGTTCGTCCTATCTTTAATAATGCCGATTACTCACGTGGTTTGGAAAACTACTGGGATTAATATTTAAATAATATAATTTAATAGATGTGCTATCAGACTTAACGGGCATTCCTTAAGGAGGATTATAAAGATGCAATATAATGTTGAATATCGTACCAAGGATCATTCATTAGGTTATGTTATGGCTATAACTGATCAAACAACGTTTAAACAACTAATTAACTTTATAGGTGATTATGAAAAACCATTAGGTTTACTAAATTATAATCTGTTAAATATGATAGCTGAAAATGATGTATTATATATTTATTTAAGTAAATTAACTGGTAGATACTCTATTGTTAAAAATCTAAGTACATTACCAGAATTAGAAGGAGAACAAAAATGAAATTTGAATCAATCGTAAAAATCACAACAGGTGTTGGACTTGCATTGTTAGCTGGTATGGCTACAATCCAAACAGTAAAAGAATATCGTACAAAAACTGGCATCTTTGAAGAAGAAACTGAAACCGTAGAAGAAGTAGATACAACTGAAGAATCAGAACAATCTGAAGGACCTGATGTTGAAATCATTGTAAATAAACCTAAGTTCTTGAATAAAGAAACTTTAATTAAAGCTGGAATTATTGCTGCACTATCATTGGTTGCAGGTTTTGTTATTGCTGTAAAAATGGTAGGAGAAGCTGCTGGTAAACGAATTAAAGTTGCAGTTGCTGAAGGTGAAGAACGTGGATATTTAAGCGGTCGTGTAAATCAAGCTATTTCAGTTATTAAAAATTTATATCCAGATGATATTGTTGATTGGGATGCTAATAGTAATATGGTTTATTCTAAATCAGATACTAAACTTAAAAAGGAAATCGATTATAGTATTCATGAATTACTAAATGACGAAATTACTAATTTTGTTCTAGAAAGTAAAACTGCATGATCTATTTCCTATTAATTATTATAGCTGCAATGGCTATTTATATTGTTAATATTCAGGTATCTTTTTATCAATATAAAAAACGTATAGATGATTGTATTAAAACCGCAAGAAATGATGTAAATATTTTGCGTGAGATATTATCTGTTGACTATGATACTGAAGTTATTATACATCATTATATTAATGATAAAACAACTGTTGAAAAAATTAGAAGGACTGGCCAAAAATGAGTAAAAAATCAATTATTATTAAAACCGCGAAGATCGCAACCCCGATAGCTCTTGTATGTTTTACAGGGGCTATCACCTTTAGAATTGTTAAAGAGTATAAACGTCAACTCAAACAATTGGAAGAGGATTCAAATAAACTTGCTGCTGATAAAGAGCAAGAAATCAAAGAAACAAAAGAAAAATTAGCTGAGACTGAAGATCATCTTAGACATGAAGTATTCGATAACATTGATATCACTGCACCAACTGGTAAGATTGTTGAAAATCAAGAGTTTGAAGAGATGCGCAAAAGATTTGGAAGAACTCCAATGCCAGATACAGATACACATAAATCTGTTGATGATATTCTTAAAGAAGAAGCTGATAAAATGGCTACTGATTCAAATATGAAAGCTGTTACAAATGAAGAACACATTAAAATGCATAATGCATTTGAAGATAATGTTATTCTATCAACTGATAACAAGCCTGTATCATTTGATGAGGTCAAAGAAAAAATGCTTGAAAAAAGTAAGGAAAAAGAGAATGAAAACAATGGAGAACAAGACATGAACTACGAACCAAATAGTCATGACGCTTGGAATGCATATGTTAACAATAAGATTATAGATCTTGAAGAAGACCAAACATTTGTTAAAGATACAATCGAGCGTTATAACTTACCTTATCCTATGAACCCAGCATTAGATACATTATATTACTTGCGTGGTTTATTCCATTTTAATGTACATGCGTCATTCCCATTTGATGAAAATATTATTGCAACCATTCTTGAAGATCGTCGTCAGTTCTTTGGTTTGGATAGTATCTATTCTAATACAACAGAAGTATCATTTGCTGAGGTTATTATCTATTGGGCTAACTTCATTTCAGATGATGTGCATGGTGCTAAAACTGCTTGGATTCATCAATGGATGAGCGCTTTATATTTGTATGATTCTAATTTATCAGCACATGCTTTACAAGAGCGTATTCAATCTGTAATGGATAATACATATATTAGCGAAAATGGTAAAGGCATGTTTGAACTTAGTGAAGATGAGGTTATTTCACAAGGTACGCCAAGAGAGCGTCGTATGCTAGATGATTACAATATGTATGTTACCCGTGTAATTAATGATGATAATGATGCGAATAGCGTGTTCGATGATGAATAGGCTTAAAGTTGTCTTATTTTACACACCTACTGAAACTATGACTGTATCTATTTCTCAGGCAGAATATGATGCATTCATGTTAGCATTTAAGAATAAATTAGTTTATATTTTTAATATGCCAGTAGGTTGTAAAATGGTTAGACTAGAGGATTTTATATCAGTTGATATAGGAACGTAGAAATGGAGAAAATATGGATTTCTACAAGATTATAGTAGAAAAAACAGAAGGACCTAGAAGTAAAACAGATTATATTATTTATCCAGACTTTCTTTATATGACCTCAACAGATATTGTAATTAAAGGTGGTACTTTCTTTGCATTCTGGAATGGTACTAAATGGTCAAAAAACATGAATGATTTAATCATGCAGATTGACAAGGATTGTTGGGATAAATATGAAGAATTAAAATCAACCAATCAAGACTTAAGAATTGCTGTAAGATCTATGAACCAAGAGTCATCAGGTATCATGCAACGCTTTGTCAACTATTGTAAGAAGAAACAATCTGATGCTGTTATGTTTAATACTCGTGTATTATTTTCTGATCATGTTATAAAGAAAGAAGATTACTCAACATATCAATTAAACTATACACCAACTAGTGGACCAACACCTGCTTTTGATAAAATGATGTCTACTTTATATGACCAAAATGAATTAGATAAAATCCTTTGGGCGGTAGGTGCATTATTTACAGGTAAGATTGAAAAGATCGAAAAGTTCTTATATTTGTATGGACCAAATGGATCTGGTAAAGGTACTGTCATGAATATTATTAAAAATATGCTTGGCAGTTATTGGGCACCTATTGACTTACAAACATTGTGTGGATCATCAGAATATGCAACAGCAGGTGTAGATGAAGTTCCAATGTTGATTGATGCAGATACTGACTTAACAAAGATTAAGAAAGAAACTAATATTCTTAAGCTTACTTCACATGAAGAGTTAATTAAACGTAAATTATATCAAGATGGTTATCCAGTTACATTTAAAGGATTATTAATCACAGCATCAAATGATCGTTATATTGTAAAGAATAAAGACAGTGGTTTAGTTCGACGACCTATCGTTGTTAATCCTAGCGGTCGTAAAATACCTTTTGAAGAGTACCATATTCTAAATGATCAAGTACAATTTGAGTTTCCTGCTATTGCACAGAAAGCAATTGATAAATTTGAAGAGCTTGGTAAATCATATTATCGAGATGAAGTAAACGTTGATATGGTTGCTTATTCAGATAAAGTATTTGATTTTATTCGTGAAAACTATTATGACATGTCTAATGGTATCACATTAAAACGTGCTGCAGATATGTATAAAATGTATTTAGAAGATATGGGTTGGGATTCAAAAGGTGCTAAACGACAATTAAAAGAATCGCTTGGTAAATATTTCAATACATATAAGTCTGATACAAAACTTGCAGATGGTACAAGGGTGTATGATTATTATACTGATTTTAGAATGGAAGTTGCATTTCCAGAATCAGTTAAGAAAATTAAACCTAGCGAAGCAGCACTCATTAATATGCAAGATGAGATGCCAAAGACTTTTGATAAAGAAGGACGTGATTGGCCTGCTCAATATGCAAATGCTGATGGCTTACCTAGTATTAAATGGGATGAAGTTACTACAACTTTAAAAGATTTAGATACTAGTAAATTACATTATGTCAGAGTTCCATATAATCATATTGTACTTGACTTTGATTTAAAAAATAAAGAGGGTGAAAAAGATTATAAATTAAATCTTAAGAAAGCTTCTAAATATCCAGAAACATATACTGAGGTATCTAAGTCTGGTGGAGGAATTCATTTGCATTATTACTATGATGGAGATGTATCTAAGCTAGCACCATTGATCGAGGAAGACGTTGAGATTAAAGTCTTCAGTGGTAAAATGGCTTTAAGGAGAAAACTATCGTTTGGCCACGATGTTCCTATTGCACATATTTCTACTGGTCTTCCATTTAAGGAGGAGAAGGACGAAATGTTTAAGGACATAGAAAATATTGCTTGGACTGAAAGAAAGCTTAAAGCATTTATTGATGCAGCGGTAAATAAAGAACACCATGGTGCGACTAAACCAGAAATTGATTTCATTGTAAAAGTATTACAGGACGCTTATGATAGTGGAGTCACTTATGATTTAGTAGCATTACGACAAAAGGTTGTTGAATTTGCAATGTCAAGTAGTAATCATAAAGATTATTGTTTACGTGAAGTAGCTAAAATGAAATTTAGTTCTGATAAATTTAAAGGTACATCAGAACATATGATCGAGACTCAGGTTATTCCTGATGAAGATTTATTTTTCTATGATGTAGAAATCTATCCAAATTTGTTTTTAGTTGTATTCAAACAGTATGGTAAACCAATGACTAAATGGTATAATCCTACACCTGAGCAAATTGCTTGGCTTATGGAAAAACCATTAGTTGGATTTAACAATCGTCTATATGATAACCATGTTACTTATAATAGGTATCTAGGTGCAGACCTTATGGATCTTTATAAGCAATCACAAGGTATTATTAATAAAGTACAATCTGTTATGATACCATCTGCTTATAATGTTTCTTATGCTGATTTATATGAGTTCATGGATGTTCGACAAAGTCTTAAAAAATGGGAACTTGAAATGCTTAAGGATGGTACTCTTGAGAAATTTACATCAGAAATGATTGGTGAAGATATTTCAAACCTTGAACATGATGAAATGGAATTACCTTGGGATCAACCAGCGCCTGAAGATATGTGGCCTCGTATTGGTGAATATTGTGGACATGACGTTGTATGGACTGAAATCTTATTTAGATCAGATCATGGTCAAGCTCCATATTTCGCTCGTAAGATTATGGCAGAGTTAACAGGACTCCCAATCAATACTAAAACGCAAACACTTGCTGAGAAATTCTTATTTGGGAATGATCCTCGTCCACAAGATAAATTTGTATGGTATGATTTAGCAACAGAATTCCCAGGATATAAATATGATAAGTTTGCGAAGATTAAATCTGATTATAAAGGTAGGAATCCGTCAGAGGGTGGATATGTATATTCTGAACCAGGTGTCTATCGTAATGTAGCATTGTTTGACGTAGAGTCACTACATCCACATAGCTTGATTGCTATTAATTACTTTGGAGAATATACACCTAAGTTTGCAGCATTGGTTGCATGTCGTATGTATATTAAACATGGTCGTCTCGAAGAAGCAGCGCATGCATTCGATGAAATTGATATTGAATTATCTAAGAAGTTAGCGAAATATCTTGAAGATGATTCTATGGCTGATGCATTGGCACACGCTATGAAGATCATTATCAATATTGTATATGGTATGACTTCAGCATCATTCGATAATAAGTTCCGTCATCCAGGTAACATTGATAACATTGTTGCTAAACGTGGAGCATTATTCATGATGCAAACACAAGATGAAGTTGAAGCTATGGGACAAAAGATTATTCATGTCAAGACAGACTCATTCAAGATGCCAAACTTAGTGCATGGTTCTGATCGTCAGAAAGAGATCTATGATTATATTCAATCTCGTGCACATGAGTATGGATATAACTTTGACTATGAAGCAAACTTTGATAAATTAGCATTAACTAATAAAGCTGTAATCATTGGGCATATTGTATATAATGTTAAACCTAAGAAGATTGGACATTGGGAAGCAATTGGATCAACTTATGCTGAACCATATGTACATAAATCTTTATTTACACATGAAGACTTTGTAGAATCTGATTATCAACAATTTAAGCAAGCTAAATCTTCTATTTATTTAGATGACAAATTCATTGGTAAAAATGCAAATGTGTATGCTTCTAAAACAGGTGGCACATTGTACCGTACTGGTGAAATTGATTTGGCTAAGAAAGCTCAAACTCGTTGGATGAAACAATTGACTCCAGAGAAAGCAGCAAAAGATTTAGGTATTGAAGTTGAACATTATAATGATATTGTTAATAGTAACTTCAAACCTGAAATGGTAACAACATATAACTCAGTATCTGGAACTAAAGGATTTAAATGGCGTCAATGGTCAGATTATAAAGGTGTTGATGATATTGATATGACCTATTATGAAGGTTTAGTTAAAGATGCAGTTGATGGTATCTATAAAGTAGGTGATGGTAACATCATATTTGAGGGTACACCATGGGAACGTAAAACTGAAACATTCAGTGAACAACTACAACAAGTATAGAAAGAGACTAGTATGGCTAGAGGAGAATATAGACGCGAAGAACAAGCATCAAGTAATAAAACAGAGGTTGATTCACTGGGTCGTCTAAAAGATTTTAATAAGCACTTTAAACCGCAATTAGATAAGAATGGGAAAGAAAGAGATGATTGGTTTTATCTCTACTGTAAAGAACATGATTTTGCAATTGCGGATGGGCCATCGTCTGCGGCGTATGGTAAAGAAGCTATACATGATGCTTCTACTGGAAATAGAAAGAAATGAGGTCTCCATTAATGGAGTTAATAAAACTAGAGATCATGGATGATCAAGGTAGGGTTGTAAAAAATATTATTACAAATGAAGAACAATATACTAAGTTCTTAGATGATACTGATGATATTATGTGGCCAACTAATAATCCATTTGAATGGCCTAATAAGCAATTCATTATTTTAGATAGTACTTTCAGTCCTGTTGAAATCAATTTAAACCCTTTAAGTTGGTGGCGAAAAACTGTAGTAGGTTCAATTAAGGAGGATGTAGAATAATGGATAATGCAACACATAGAGATCGACCAAAAAGAAATAGTGTTACACAATGTCTACCATTAGGAGAAGCTTCAATTAATGCCTTAGCTAAATTCTCAGACATTGATGATTTTAAATATTATGAGTTTACAGATGAAGATATTAAGCGTGGTTATATTTGGTTGCCAATTACTAAGGAAAAACTTAATACTCATACTAATGTTCATTCATTCCAAGAAGTTGATAAAGATTTTGGAGGAATATCATTAAAAGAATGTTCTAAGAATCTTGATAAGTATCGCGACTCTATTGTAACAAATGAGATAGGCAAGGATCTATCAAAACCACAGACACTTGAGGAGGCCGCTAAATCTACAGCCAAGGCAATAGCAAATATTAAAGAAAACTTCGGGACAAAAATTAAACCATCATATTATGGTCCAGAGGGAATACAACCAAAAGATTATGTCAGGGTACACGAACTATCTGGTAACATGTTAAATGTTATTAAATATGTTACACGTGCAGGTAAGAAAGATAAAGCTAAACATCTTGAGGACTTAAATAAGGCACGTAAATATCTAGACGATGAAATTGATGAAGTTGTGAACGGTAGAGGTATTTCTTGGTGGAACAAAACATGGGCGAGAGTGAAGAAGAAATGATGGAATGGCTTCGTGAGATTGATCAGTATTATGGCTTCGGTCACTTTCAATCTCATATCGGGCCGCCTTATAAAAAAATCAACGAAGATTTAATTATATATTTACACAATGAAGGATGGTCTAATAGAGCAATCAGTCGAGAGATCGGTGTTGCTCGTAGAACAATTGATAGACGTATAATTAAATTAAAAAGTGAAGGAAGACTATAATGAAAAGTTGGTATAAACTAGTGGCAGTGATTTTAATAATAATTGCTATTATTTATATGGGAAGTAATCTTGCTACTCAAGGAAGCGTGCATGGCGTTGTTGTAGATAAAGCTGTTAAAGTAGAATCTACAGGTAAAACAACCGACTCCAAGTATTTAGTATTTGTTGAAACTGATGGGGGTGATACAGTCACACTTGAAGTTACAGATGGTTTAGCTGTTGGACGTTTTAATTCATCAGATGTATATGGTGATATTAAACGTGGTGAAACTTATACTTTTAAAATTATAGGTATGCGTATTCCTATAATTAGCCAATACCCTAATGTTAAGACTGTTTCTAAATAATTTTATGTTTTACATACCCTATAATGAAAGGATATAGGTAAACTATAATGAAAAATATTAAACAAAGTATTAAGAATTAAAAGTTACAATAAACAAGTCAAAAAAAAATGAAGAACAAATTAGAAAAAATGAAGAACTAACTAAAGATGTTAGAGATTATGTAATCGATAGTACAACAACTAGTGGAGAAAATGGTTGGGTTAACTGGGGAGGATTTATCTCAGCGAACCACAATCAAGATCCGAAAGAATTGTTGGAACAAATGATTGCAGATATTAACAACAATAGTATTCTTATTGATGAAGCTTAATTGCTTCTTCTTTTTTTTTAGAAAGGAACATTATGCAAGCAATTAAATTTTTGTTTCATTTTATGATGACAATTTGCACAGGTGGCGTATGGCTACTGTTCTTGATTATTTGGAAATTATCTAAATAACATAATTTAATAGATGCGCTATCGGACTTAACGGGCATTCCTTAAGGAGGATTATAAAGTGAGAAAACATAGAGACCTTATTCCAATGAATGTTAATGTACCTTATCGGATTCGTTATCAAGATCCTAAGAAAACAAATAGAGTTGTTAAATTTGGATATGCCATGAAGATTACACCTGCTATTCAATTAAAACAAATTATGAAATTTGTAAATCATATTCCCGAGTATGCTTATGAACATACTGATACAATCATGAATATTATTATGCATAGTGATTGTAAGGATTTATATCTTGTAAGATTCCCAGATACGGTTACTGCTGTATCGGAAGAAATGTTTACTGAACTATTTTACGCAACTAGAAAGGCTTAATTATGAATAAACAAAAACCTTATATTTTAAAAGACTCACCTCTTTATCTTGTTAGTCATCGTCAACTTAAAGATAAACGCTTTAGACCTAAACATAAAAATGCTGCTAAACTAAATCCTGATAAATTTTATGTTGAACATTTAGATTTGCATTCAGGTATGATTGGTGATGAGCCAAACTCTTTAGCTGACGAATACCTAGGAACATTTAAGCATTTATGGTCTCGTGGATTTCCAGATTCAGATATATCTAAAGTATCTATCCCATTAAAGCTGCAATCTGATAAATCAATTAAGCCTACAGATAAATTAGCAGTTCAAGTTTATAAGTTTAATTTAAATCCTGAACTTGTATATTCACATGAAGAGATGCTTGAATTGATGCAGAAGTTTGAAGATCGTTTTAAGAAAGAACGTAACATTAGCATAGAATCATTTTACCATGCTAAAGAATATTTCTTAATTGATTATGTTATGTTGGAGGATGAGAAATGAAAGTACGAGTGGTAGATGTATATTTAAATCATAAACGTGATGTTAAGCTTGGGACATTTTTAATTGATGATGATATTGCAGATAGCTTACTTCAATGCATAAATTTAGGAGAAGTAAAATTAGGAAGTGCTGTTTATAGCGATATTGATCCAAAAGACATATCTTGTATTGAATCACTTTCAATTTTAATAGGACCAAATAGTTTGGAGGATAAAAATGAAATTTTGTAATGATGAACACTGCCCATTCCATGAGATTGATCCTGATAATATTGTAGAGGAACTTAAAGGACAGTTTGGCAACCGTATTATTGGTTTAGTTATTAGACCATTGAAACCTACTGTTAAAGATCATCTTTTATTTATTCCTAAAGAACATCATAAATATTTTCATGACTATGAACCTAGTAATATTATGATGATTATGATGGTACTTAAAAGATATATTGAGGATAATCTTACAACTGAAAATAAGTATTATGCTGACGGTGTTTTACAGAATGCATTAAAAAGTTCTGAGGATTATAATATTATTATTCAGAATGGTGAATTAGCTGGTCAATCTGTTCCGCATTTACATATCCACTTAATTCCTCGTAATGGTATTGAAGATACTTTCAATATTGAATGGAATAAAGAACCTAGTAGTGAAGTAACCTTATTTGATACTGAGACTTGCGAACCATACTCTAAAATAAATGGACTAGCAGAAGGGATAAATAATGAAATGTGAAAATTGTAATCATGATGAGATATTTTGTGTAGATGATGGAAGATTTGAAAACGGATCAGGTTTTGATAGCTATATGTGTCCAGTTTGTTTAACCGATTGTTATATTGAATACTTATCAAATAAGATAGCAACTAAAAAATGGTCATTTAGACAGCAATATCTAATTCGTAATGAAGATCTTGTCCGTGAAACATATCGTAATTTTCAGACAGTTAAGAATGGAGGAACAATAGATGCCGGATAATTCAGCATATCATAATCATGAAACTGAAATGGCTGAAGTTAATATTAGTACATATAGAGGTAACACATTTAATTTAGATCCAGGTGTTGAATACCTATGTTTTAACCGAATGCATCCAGAACATGATTACAGGGTGATGAAGATAACAAGATCTACTAGGTTATGTTATATTATGGATATGTTTGATAAAATTAAAGCGTACCCTACAGATGTTTTTAGTGAGTATAATAGGGAACTATTAGATTCTGATAGAATGCGTGTTGTTATTAATTTATCAAATAATAAGTATAGCATTATGAGTACTGATACTTTTAGATTAAGTTATGAATTACTACCACCAACTTATGAAAAATTTGATCCACGTAGTTACAATGGTAGAAAAGTAAAAGTATTTAATCCTAGCAGATTAGAAACTGGAGAGATTGTAGTATTATCGCGTGGTTTAGATTTAGTGAATGTATTAGCCACAACAATTGAAGATTCACCTACACAATATAAACGAACTGCTAGAGTACTATCTCATAAAGATATTTATAAACAGTTTGCCCAAGGTAAAACAATTGGTGTATCATATGATTCAGGTGTAATAACATACTACCGTGAAGATGCAATGTCTAGATTTTATGTAATAAAAGGAGAAGAAAAATAATGTCAAATAAAAAAGTAATTCCAATGAACAACAACCAACAAATTGCATCACGTTGGGTTATCACAAAACGTCATGATGACGATTATATGCGCTTGGTTAAATACCAGGAGAATGAACTAGGTGATATTGATGCATCTAAATATGATATCATTACACTTGAAGTTAATGCTATGGATGATCTGGTTATTCAACTTTCTGATACATCTAAAACAACTAAAATTAAAGCTGCTAAATATCTAAACCAAAAATTAGATAATAAAATCGTTGAGTGGATTTCTTTTAAGAAAGAAGTTATTACCAAATTATTGCTTCAAGACCTTGGTTCAAAAATCTATATAATTAAAGAAATTTCATTATATGATTATGAAAAAGATATTGAGCCAGACAAAACAATCAAAACAATTGGTCGTGTTGACGGTCACGTTGAAATTCAATTAAAACATCCTAAGCGTATTCTTGAAGATAAATATGATGGTGAATGGTTAGTTGCTGAATCTAAGGATGCAGACCGTTTATTGCGTAAAGGATATATTATTACAGATCACCGTACATTCGAGCATGGTCTTCTTAATTATCGCGCTGGTAATATCGAGTTTGGTGTTGGTGTAAAAGAAGATGATGAACTAATCTGGGCAATTAATGATATGGTAGGTCAGCTTAATGAAACAGATAATACAAACTTTATTTCAGATGGACAACATACATTTGGTGATTTATATTATCATCGTGCGGTACTCACTTCGGTTATAGCTCGTATGGTTGCTAAGAATATGCGTGATATTGATGCTTCATCAAAAATTGATTCTGAACGTAAACGTGAGTTGATTGGTATTTGTTCTGTAATTAAATCAATGAAACACGATGACGGTACAATGTTTGATGGATATTTCATTATTCAATTCAATACACCAGCAGGGCAATTCTCTTATCATTATCCTCTTGCATATTGGGATATGTTTAAAGATGTTATTGAACGTAAACAAGCTGATAAATATGATGGACATACAGCTGAAGATATAACTAGACTGCTTGGTATTGCAGATCTATTAACTGGGGAGGTATAATATTGGATGAAGTATTAGAAATGTTAGAAGATATTTATGGAACACATGATGCTCCATATCATTATTTAGTCGTTAAAGGTGGATACGAATATTATAAAAGTATTGGTTATCTTCCTGAGGTGGCTTTGCAACAAATTAGAGAGGATTTAACTGACAAATGGTTAGACTAGAAAATTTTAATAACTTTGAAGAATACTGTGACGCTAAACAACGATGGGTGAAGAATCCTAATGATACAAATGCAGGATATTTGTTAGCATTATCACAATCATTATTGAATCAGGTATTTATAGCGCAACGTGAAGAGGAGGAGAAAGAAGATGGAAAATAAAGATTTGCTTAGTTTAGAAAATTATATTGAATGGCTGGATTATACAGTTGAAACTTTACTCATGGATCTTAATAAAGATCTTAAAGATAATGTTTCATATCACTTAGAAACATATGCATTGGGTATTGATCAGACCCGTACACATGTTACATCAAATATTGAACAATGGAAAAAGAAAACTAATAAGTTAAAAACCAGAATAAATACACTAGCGAATGAAGCTCATAACATGCGAAAAATTCCGAAATCTGACGAGTATCAATCTGTTAAAGATAATTATGAATCAGAGCTATGCTATAGTGAGTTTCTTATTAGTATTATAACAAAAGTTATTGATAATGATCCACGTGCTAAAGATAATGAGCCTAAAATAATTAAGCGTGAAGTTAATGCTATGGACGATGTGGTTATTCAATTTTCTGATAAATCTAAAATAGTTGTTCAAAAAGATGGTAGTATTAGAGGTAACCTTTCAAATGGAATCAAAAGTACTCCGTGGGCACCTAGTGCAGATGATCTAGCTGAACGTCTCAAGAAAGAGATAAAGAAGGGTCTAGGACAAATTAGTGGAGGACTAAGATGAGTATTGATAATTCAGGATGGACTGTTAGATGTAAATCTTGTCGTAACACATTCATGTATCGCTGTGAAGATGATATGGCATGTCCTTTTTGTATGTGTGTTTTTAAATTTGAAAAACATAAACTATTTGATGCAAATGAACATTCTATTAAAAGTATGACTCGTGATGAAGATACCTTAGTAATTAATTGCCTATCAATAAGCGATGATTCACCGTTATATAAAGATGTATTAGATAATGATGGTAATTTAGTTAAAGGTTTTAAGTTACTAGATTATACTTATTATAATGTCAAATGCTATGATATAGTTATACCGCTTCGTTTGTTATCTATTAATGCTGTTCCAGGGCTGCTTGGATTCTATCTTGAGTTTACAGGTAGTGAAGAAAATATGAATACACTTGCTACTAGTTATGCTAAACATCAGAAACGTATTGCAGATTTCTTTGAGAAGAAATTTATCTTACCAGAATAATATACAGGTGGGTCACAACTAAGTTTTACATGCCCTATAATAGAGAGAGTATGTGATTATTCATGTATTCTATTTTTTTTTGCGGTGACGTTTATTCTTAATACTCCTTTCTATATTATTATTTATGTTGATGTTTAATCCAGGTCGATATTGGTTGGTTTTTCGTAGGATACATGTCGGCAGAATTATATACTCTCTCTAACTTTTATAAAGGTTTAGATCCATACCTCTGAGGATCTACATATATTTTAGTTACATTTACTTAACTACATTTTTTAAACACATGTTCTTAAAGGAGGACACACAATGACTTTACAAATTATGGCTAACGGTAATCCAGCACCTATCACACTTAGTGGCGTTCGTCTTACTTTCCTTAACTTTGAAGGAGCTGTTAAGAAACCTATTGTCGATCAACAAGGTAATCTTCAAGGTATGAAAGGTCGCTATAATACAAATGGCGCTCGTAAATTCGCTTTACGTTTAGATGAAGATATGGCTCGTTTAATGGAATCAGATGGATTCAATATTAAATGGCCTAAACCAGATCCCGAACGTTATCCTGATCCAGCAGAGGATCCACGTCAAGCAACTTTGGAAATTACTGTTTCTAAAGATCAACAAGTTTCACCATCTGTAGGTATTATGATTCACAATAACCAAACAGGTATGGATGATCGTATTCCAGAAGAAGCTTTATTCACTATTGATGATATGAATATTGCGTATGCTGATGTTGTTATCAATCCATATGCTTGGACAATGAATGAAGGAACTCCAGATGAAAAACATGGTATTAAAGCATACTTGCGTGCAATCAAGATTTATTTGAATGATTATAGCTATAGCTTTGAACCAAATTATGGTGTTGAATTAGAGGACTAATATGAAACTTGGTTCTATTACACTTAAAGACAAGCAAGAACTTGCAGTGAGGTCATTGACTTCAGGTAAAGTTCTCTTAGGTGGTGTGGGCACAGGAAAGACTTTCACGTCTATATTCTGGGCTCATGCTAATTTAAGTAGTGTTAGTAATAAAACCATACATGTTATCACAACTGCAATGAAGAGAGATTTGATTGAAGCTGGTAAAGATAAACCAGACTGGCAATCATCTTTGGAGGCATGTGGCATTACGGACTACGTAGTGGACTCATGGAATAATTTGGATAAATACATTCACATAAAAAACTCCCTCTTTATTTTTGATGAACAACGTGTAGTTGGTACTGGAAAGTGGTCAAAATCGTTCGTAACGATCGCTCATAACAATAAATGGGTACTTTGTTCTGCTACACCAGGTGACACTTACTTAGATTATCTATCTATATTCCTAGCAAATGGCTTCTACAAGAATAAAACTGATTTCATTAATCAGCATATTGAGTATGACCAGTATGCTAAGTATCCTAAAGTTAAAGCTTTTCATAATAAAGAGAAGCTTGAGTACTTACGTAAATCTATATTGGTTCCTATGACTGTATTACGTCATACTACTCGAAAGAGAGAAGATGTATTTTGTAAATATGATATAGAGTTATACCTTAAAGTTGCTAATAGGAGATGGGATTATATTGAGAACTGTCCAATTGAGAATGCTTCTCGATATACACACCTCTTAAGACGAATCACAGCTACATCACAACAGCGTATTCAAAAGGCTAGTGAGATTATGTTTGGTGTTAGAAGACTTATTGTGTTCTATAATTATGATTATGAACGTGATATATTACTTAACATTGCAACTAATCTTGGTAAAACCTGTGCTGAATGGAATGGTCATAATCACGAACCTGTTCCACAAGGTGATGAATGGTTGTATTTGGTACAATACACTGCTGGATCTGAAGGCTGGAATTGTATTGCTACTGATTCAATCTTATTTTATAGTCCTAACTATTCATATAAGGTTATGGAGCAAGCAGAAGGTCGTATAGATAGATCAAACACACCTTATAAAACACTTTATTATTATAATCTAACATCAAATGCAAAGATTGATAAAGATGTTAAAAGAACAGTAGCACTCAAGAAGAAATTTAATGAGGCTAGCTGGGCTGCTGCAGTATCTTCATATTTCAAGAAAGATAACCCTCGGAGAAGAACATGAATGAAGCAAAATTTCAAAACACTATACTTAAACCACGTATAAAAGATACGTTTCCTGGCTGTATTGTAATGAAGAATGATCCAAATATCATTCAAGGCATACCTGATTTGACTGTTCTATATCAGGACAAATATGCATTACTTGAAGTCAAGAAGTCTCGTACTGCTTCCCATCAACCGAATCAAGATTATTACATTGAAGAGGTACAAAATATGGGGGGCTATGCTCGGTTCGTATATCCTGAGAATATTGAGGAAGTACTTGCAGACATGAATCTATGGTTTAATAAATAACGCTTATTACTAATACAGTACACGCCAGGTTAAATATAGTTGGTAATAAGAACTATACTAAAAAACAGAATAGAGGAATCCTTTTCTTTTTATGCCCTGGTATGTACTATTTTTATGGTTACTAAACTGCTTAATTCAGTATAATTTAGTAATAAAAACAAATAAATAAGAGGACAAACTTATTGATTTTTACGACTGGATTAAGCTTTATTTTTTATACACTTACTTAATTAACTTACTAAACGAAGGCAGGTAGACACATGATACTTAAAATTGGTATTAAAAACGAAAATGATTCAACAGTAGTTATCAGAACATTTGATAACATCTCAATGGTTACTGAACATGAGCCACAAGAAAATGATAGTAAACGTAAAGAACGTATGACTCACTTCTTTAGACCAGTACATGAAGGTGGTCCTGGTGAAGACATGGCTTTCAACATTGATTGGGATGATAATATTATCTTTGCATATCTAATGAATGATATGGGTAAAACATTTAAAGTACTTAAACATGATCAACGAACATGGAATCGTAATGTTCGTGATGAAAAATTGGGTGATACAAAAGATCGTCACACTGGTGAGCATAACCCTAATAAATAATTAGTCTTGAGGAGGACGCAATTACATGGAATTTAATAAACATTATGAGTTGGATGGTAAGCACTCATATCTCTCACCTTCCCAGTATTCTTGGCTAAACTACGAAGAAGGTAAAATGAAACGTCGTTGGGCAAATGAGAAGAAAAAAGAAGAGGGAACATATCTTCATGAAATGGCTTCTATGATGATCAAGACACGCACTGAAGCGGCTGACATTAATAAAGCTGTCAACTTATTTGTCAATGATGCTATTGGCTTTAGAATGGCTTCTGAGGTTGTTCTGAAGTATTCTGATAATGCATTTGGTACAACTGATGCTATATCTTTTGATGCTAAAAAGAAAATCTTACGTATTCACGATTTAAAGACTGGTTCAACTAAGCCATCATTTAAGCAATTAGATATATATGCTGCATACTTCTGTTTGGAGTATGGAATCAATCCTACTAAGATCACAGTTATTGAACGCTTATATCAAGGTATGGGTTATGTTGAAAACATTCCAGCGCCTGTTGATATTAAATGGACAATGGAACGTGTCATCGCTGCTGATGCTGAAGTTAATGAGGCTATCATGGATTATAAGGGGCCTTTCAGCTAATAGGTAACTTATGAACAAACGGCAGAATATTAGTGGTAAAGCTGTGTATTCCTATTATAATAAAAATAGTAGGTCTATTCGAGCCACTATGGAGCATTTTCATATAGGATCAAAACGTGTTAAAACGATTGTTCGCTATTATGAGGGAGCTGATGTCGTCTTTAAGAGCCACAGAGGTGGAAGGAAATCCCGCTTCGATAGAGCCTTATTGGAACACGTTGAGGATATGATTAAAGCTACACATATCGAATATCAAGGAAATGGTACTAAAGTTACTGTGAAAACATATAAGAATCTTAGCGAAATTGCAGAGGTGCTTGGTGTAAATCATAAGACTTTAGCCAATAATTTGGTAGAATATCGTAAGAATCCTTTGAAATATAGATGAATTTCATCCCGGAAAAATCCCGGATTTTTGTTATTTCACCCGGATTTTCGTATGATTATTAGGGCTAAAATCCCGTTTGCTGCGCTTTTTAAAAGTAGCACCATTCGGGATGATTGGGTATAAAAATGGTTGTTTTGGGTGTATTTCCGGGTTTTCTCGGGAAAAGTTCGTGTTGCAAGAATGCAGTAATACCAAGGGTTTACAGGCTTTTGTTATATATTTCCCGGATTTTTGACAACTTTTTTGTATCTTGTTTTATTTATTGTATTTTCTTCTTTTATATGATGATTGTGTAAAAAATAAAACAACAATGAGAAATTCATCTAAAAACTCGGGATTTACAATTTTGAGGAAAATAGCATGAAAAAGCATAAACACAACAAATCTATCCCAATCAAATGTTTAATGGGATTTCACAAATGGAAAATGTTTGGTTTCTTTGATGATGATCAATCTGGTAAGATCTATGAGGTCTGTACTAAATGTAAAGCCGAAAGAATCACTGATGCAGATGCACCACCAAAGCCAAATTCACTTCGATGTAGTCTAGGTATTCATAAATTTGAAGTAACTGATCAGATACAAGGTGGCAATCCTAAAATGTATGATGTTAAGTGCCAACGTTGTGAATTAGTTACTAAGAAAAATATTGATTAGAAATATAGGAGAATAAGTATGAGTTATACTGTACGTAATGATGGGATGATTCCCAATCCAAAGACTCAAACTGTTAATTATGGTGGTCGACAATTTATTGTTATCCATTCAACTGCAGACTTAAATGCAACAGCTGGTAATATTGACCAATACTTTGACGGTAACTGGTCAAGAGTCTATGCGTTTGTTCAATGGGCAATCGATGACAAAGAAGCATGGCAAAACTATGACAACGGATTTAGATCATGGGGTGCCGGAAATGTTAATAGTTACGCTTGGACACAAATTGAAATCTGTGAGTTCCAAGATGACAACCGTTCTAAAGCTGCAATCGCTAATGCAATCCAATTAACTAAAGCATTGGTTAAAGAAGCAACAGCTAAAGGTGTTAAGGTTCAAATTATCTCACACAAAGAAGCTGCAGAAATGTTTGGTGGTTCAGACCATGTTGACCCAATTCCATATTTCAACCGTTTTGGTTATACAATGGACTGGTTCCGTCAACAAGTCGGTGCTGCTAATGGTGGATCTACTCAACCTGTTAATCCTACACCTACATCAAGTAATGGATTTAAAGTTGAACCATGGAATAAAGTTCAGTCAGTTGACGTTGATGGATTGAATATCCGTAGTTCTCAAACTGCAGCTTCAAGTTCTATTGGTACATTGAGAAAAGGTCAAACTTTCAACGCTACACGTATCTGTCGTAATGGTCAACCAGTAAAAGTTGGTAACAACACATATTCTACTTGGTTTGAAGTTAACGGACATGGCTGGGTATCAGGCGCATATGTTACTGAAGTAGGTGGTGGATATCGTCCTAACCTAGCAATTGATGGATATATGGGACCAGATACTATTCGCGCAATGCAACGTGTTCTTGGTACAACTGTGGATGGAGTTATCTCTAAACCATCAAACATGGTTCGTGCTTTACAAAACTTCTTGAATAAAAAAGGTTACGGCTTAGCAGTAGATGGATCAATGGGTCCTGCAACTATTAAAGCTTTACAAAAATATTTGGGAACTACTCAAGATGGCGTTATTTCTAAACCATCGAACATGGTTCGTGCTTTACAAACACGTTTGAATACAGGTTCACTATAAAACTATAAGGATTAGATATGTCTGAATTTGATGAAATCACAGAAGATGAATTACTTCATTACGGGACGCCACGCCATTCAGGTCGATATCCTTATGGAAGTGGTGATAATCCTCAAAGAAATAAATCATTCTTAACTATATCTGACGAAGCTAAAGCTGAATTGCGTAAACGCGGTATAACTAATCCTAGTAATACTGACATAGCTCGTCACTTAGGTATAACTACTACTGAATATCGTAATAAGATTCATTTAGCAAGTGCTGCACATAAACAACAGATTTATGAAGAAGTACAAACAAGACTGGCTCGTGGAGAGAAAGCAATTGATATTGCAGCCAAGGTAGGTATCTCTCCTGGTTCAGTTACTAACTATGCTCAACAAGCTCCTAATCAAGTTGCCAAGCAGAAACAAATATCTGAGTTATCTGATGCCTTAAAGAAAGGTGTTGATAAAACTGGATATCTTGATGTTGGTTTAGGTGTACATACACAATTAGGTGTATCAAAAGAGAAACTTGATGGAACTATATCTAAACTTAAAGAAGAAGGTTATAGTGTCCAAACTATTCAAATAAGTCAAGCAAGTAATCCAAAGAACAAAACAACTGTTAAAGTCTTAACCAAAGATGACAAAACAATTAAAGATATTTATGATAACTACGATAAAATTCGTCCTATCATGGAATATGCTGTTCATGGAGATACTACTAACTTACAGAATATTGAAACACCTAAGTCTTTGAAATGGGATCAAGTACAAATCAAATATGCAATTCCAGAAGGACAAAAAGGTCATGGTACTGAAGCTGATGGTCGAACAATGGATGGATCTATGCTTATTAGACCTGGAGCCAAAGATCTAAATATTGGTGAAGGAAAACATTATGCACAGGTTCGTATTGCTGTTGATGATAGTCATTATCTTAAAGGTGTAGCTTTATATGGGAAAGAAAGTGACTTCCCTAAAGGTGTTGATGTTATATTCAATACTAATAAATCTAAAGACACACCACGTGAAAAGGTTCTTAAACCATTAAAAGATGACATTGATGGTTCTAATCCATTTGGTGCAACTATTAAACGTCAAAACAAGTTGGTCGATGATAAAGGTAACTTTGTTCAAGAGACCGATAAGAATGGTAAACCTTTATTTGACAAAAATGGTAATCCTAAATACAAAATAGGCGCTATGAATATTGTCAATGAAGAAGGTGATTGGTTATCTTGGGATAAGAAACTATCAGCACAGTTCCTATCTAAACAACCAAGACCTGTAGTAAAAGAAAGATTAGAAGCAACCCTTAAGAAGACTGATGAAGAATTAGATGAGATTCTTAAAGTTACTAATCCAACTATCAAGAAACAATTACTACAATCATATTCAGAAGGTCTTGAATCTAAACAGGTTCATCTTAAAGCTGTAGCACCTAGTCGCTTCCAAGGTCATTTATTATTACCAGTTCCTAACATGAAAGAGAATGAAGTCTTTGCACCTAACTACAAAGATGGAGAGAATGTAATTCTTATTCGTTATCCTCATGGTGGTACATTTGAAATACCAGAACTTCGTGTTAATAACAAAGGTCCAGGTAAATCTTTAATTGGTAAAGATGCACCAGATGCAATTGGTATTCATCCTAAAGTTGCTGATAAATTATCAGGAGCTGACTTCGATGGTGACGTTGCATATGTTATTCCTAATAACTCTAAGAAGTATAAATCATCTCCAGCATTAGAAGGTCTTAAGAACTTTGAACCATCTCAATACAAAGATGACCCAAGTACATTTACTGTTATAACTGCAGACAATAAACAAAAGCAAATGGGAATCGTATCTAATCTTATTAATGATATGACTTTACAGAAAGCGCCAATGGATGAGATTGCTCGAGCAGTAAGACATTCAATGGTAGTTATTGACTCAGAGAAACATAAGCTAAACTATAAACGTTCTGAACGAGACAATGGTATTGATGCACTTAAGAAGAAGTACCAGACTCACGTAGATAGAATTGATTATAGTAAGTTATCTAAGACTGAGTATCGCAATGGACAATACAAGAATCTTAAAGCTATTGATCCAGAGGAACTCAAGAAGTTTAATGGTAACTATGTCGGTAAAGGTGCATCTAATATTATCTCAAGAAGTAGCCAAGAGGTTACAACTGGTGGACAAGTAGTTGAAGTACCTAAGATTAATAAACGAACAGGTGAACTTACTGGTGATACTAAAGTTGTCGTACGTAATCGTAAGCAATCACATATCATTACAATGGTTGATGATGCATCAGTCTATCTTAATCCTAACTCTAGTCAGGTAGAGAAAGACTATGTTAGCTTTGTTAATAATCTTAAGGCTCGTAAGACTCGTGTGGATAGTATGATCAAAGGTATTAAGATTCCCAAGAAGGATCCTAAAGCTGCAATGATCTATAGTCCACAGGTACTATCACTTAAAGATAAGTTAGATCAAGCAATGCTTAAGAAGCCTAAGGAAAGACAGGCACAGATCCTTGCTAAGAAACGTTTCGATACAGAGGTAGAGAGACAAGGTGGTAAGGACAACATCAGTAAGGATGACCTTAAGAAGTTAAGGAGTCAGTCTATTTCTGGTGCTCGTGCTGCACTTAATCTTAAGCGTAAACCTATTGACATTACTGAAGATGAATGGGATGCTATCATGAATAATGCTATCTCATCTAACATGTTGTCACAGTTAGTACAACACATGGATGATGCAGAGCTTAAGAAGTTAGCTACACCTAAAGAGAACGCAAGCATTAGCCGTGCTCGTAAGTCTAAGATCACAGCAATGTTACGCAATGGTTACACAGTTGCACAGATAGCTACAGCTATTGGTGTATCAACATCTACAGTATCAGGTATCAAGAGTGAGTCAGGTATAGAGACAGACAAGTTAGCAGCGTCTGGTATACTTGGTTATGGTAGTGATGTACTACAACATCAGGAAGGAAAGGAGTAGAGCTATGCTATCTACATCAGACAACCCTTACAATCCATGGACTCAGTTCGACTCTTGGTACAACTGGGATCAGATGATGGGTTACAATCTTAGTGGTTACCTTGCAAGGTTCACTAACAATCTATCAGGCATGAGTGAAGAGGACGAAGCCTTGCTCAATCAAGAAGCAAAGCTAAGAATCTTAGAAGAAAACATCTATGGTAACATTATTATGGTTCCACAACCTGAAAAATAATTATAAAATAAATTCTTTTCACAAAATGTCTAAACAAAGTTACAAATAAATAAAATAAAGACACGGGTACCCAAGGGGAGGGTCGAAATAAATTCCACCTCCTCTGCATCGCCCCAGTC